GTGAGTGAGTACCGCGCGGTTGTGCGGCCCGAAGTGCAAGCCGAGCTGCGCAAGGTCCCTCGGGATATGGCCCTCCGTATCCTCGCCAGGCTGACGGAGCTGGAAAGCGATCCGTCGGGCTACTACCGCGTCGTCTACACGATCGACAACAGCGATCTGGTGGTCTGGGTCGTACCGGTTGGCCATCGCTCCACGGTTCACGACACCTGACTCCCCCTGACCCGGTGTCAGAAAATCCAGCACCAATCCATCCCGGGAAAAAGCCGAGGGGCGAATCCGATCGGATTCGACTCTCCTGACCTGCATGTTTGCCAGGCCGGCAACGTGGTGCTGATTCCACTCCTCAGACGTTGAACCGGGATGTTTAGCACAGCACTCCGACCTGCAAAAACACCGTTTTCGAAGCTTCCATCCAGCACCGATCCAGCACAGTGCGGGTTCATCCAGCACATCCAGCACGCGCGACCGCAGCGACGAGGGCCTGTCCACCGCCACGACATCCATTGTGTACACATGGAACACTCGATACACTTGAGCGCATGACGCAGCCGCTGCCCATAGAGTCCATCCGCGATGTCCGCGCACACTTGGCGGACGTTGTAGAGCGCGCAGACCGCGACGACGTGCCCACAGTGATCACACGCCGAGGCAAGGAAGTCGCCGCCGTTGTCTCCATCGAGGTGCTGCGCAAGTATCAGGAGTGGGAAGAGCGCGAGATCAATCGGATCATCGACGAGCGCATGGCCAACCCCGCGTCCGGCATCCCGATCGAGGACATCATGAAGGAGACGCTGGCGCGGAGTGAGTGAGTACCGAACCGTCTTCCGCCCCGAGGCACAGGCCGAACTCCGGAAGATCCCCCGCAACATGGCGCTGCGCATCCTGACCAAGCTGACGGAGTTGGAGACCGACCCTCTCGGCTTCAACACCACCGCACTCGTGTCCCAGCCCGAACGTCGCCGCCTGCGCGTCGGCGACTACCGCGTCGTCTACACGATCGACAACGGGGAACTGGTGGTCTGGGTTGTTCACGTGGCACACCGGTCCACCGTTTACGAGACCTGACCGGCACTGACCCACGTCAGAATTTCCAGCACGCAGCAGCACGGTGACAACGGCGGAGGGGTGGACTCGATGGAGTCCACCCCCTTCCGACCTTCACGCTCGACCACGGAAGTCACGAGCAGTAAACACTCGATTACACGTTGAAGCGGAACGTGTAGTACAGGGCTGCGACCTGCGAAAACGGGGTATCCGGGGGTCGCATCCAGCACCGATCCAGCACCGTCGGGACTCATCCAGCACATCCAGCACATCAGGCTGCGGACCCGTAGTTGGATGGGTCCTGCGGCGCCTCCGGACGCATGGCCATCTGCATGATGTCACGGCAGCGGTCCCACGCCTCCGGGACGAGGTGGCCGTAGATGTCCACTGTCGTCTTGATCGACTTGTGGCCGAGCCAGCGGGAGACCTCATGGATCGGTACCCCGTTGGCGAGGGCGGTCGAGGCGAAGAAGTGGCGGAGGCTGTGAGGGGTGTACTTCGCGGACCCGTCCGGCTTGACGAGACCGGCGGCCTTGCACGCCTTCCGGAAGTGGTAGGAGTACGTGTTGGCCGTGGGCATGATGCCCTTGCCTCGCTCGCGAGGCGCGAAGTAGACCTCGACCATCTGCTTCCGTCCGCCCTTGTCCTCGAATCCAAGGGGAATCGGCGTCCACTCTGCCGCGTGAGAATGGCACTCGTCGACGATAAAAGGCGCCACCGGGACGTCGCGGTATTCACCTTCCTGCCTGTGCTTGAGCGGAACAAGCCTTGTCTTGCAGTCATCACGATGCGCTTTCGCACTGATCTGCCACCGGACTCGAATGAAGTCACCACGCAAGCATCCGGTATGGAATGCCAGCGCCTCACTAATACGTAGTCCCGCGCCCGCCTGGAGGGGAATCGTAAATTTGTACTGCGGCGAGATATGCTGATGGATGAGATTCACCTCGAACAGCTCGGGGATCTCGTCTTCATCCACGGCATTGTTCGCCGGTGTGTTCTTCACTTCCCTGGTGGGGTCCTCCTGGATCAGCTTGTCTTCCTTCGCTGTCCAAAAGATGTGCTTGACGAGCTTCATCCGGTCGTAGACGGTGCTCTCCGCCAGGACCTTACTGATGGATGCCTTGAAGTGCTCGATGTCCCGCTTGGTGACACCGGCCAGAGTCTTCCTGCCCAGGTGGGGTATCAGGTGATTATCTATGAAAGCCTTGTAGTTCGAGAAGGTGGCGTCGGAGACTATTCGACGTGCAAGGTAGTCCTCGGCGTATGCCCGCAGGCTGATCTTCCCGGCATTCGGGTCGATGTAGACACCCTGGTCCTTGTCGGCCTCCATCTTGTTTCCGTGAGCCTCGGCCTGCGTCTTCTTGGGGAAGCTCGACTCGCGCTGTCGGCCAGTCCGCCCACCCGGCTCGCGGTATCGCACGGTCCAGTCGTGGCCGCAGCGGATCTTCTCGCACGGGTAAAGCGGGCTGCGCTTATCTTCCTTGCAGCGCTGGAATACGGTGGCCATGCGGCCCCCTTCCTAATCGTGGAATTCTGGACAGACTTCACCTGTGGTCGAAATTCAGGAGAGTCAGTCTCAGCCGTAGTTGCTGTTCAGGTAGGTCACGATGTCGCGTTCGCGGAATCGCAGAAGTCGTCCGACTTTTTGGGCAGGCAAGCCCCAAGCGCGATACTTATTCCGAACTGTGGTGTCGCTGACCTTCAGCCATTCGGCCACTTCTTCCGGCGTCAGCAGCCGGTTACTCCCCCCAGCCGTCACAGCACGACTACGGCGGTTCGGAGGTTGATAGCGCTGATCGGAACAGCCCCTTCCGGTTACATGTTTACACTCAAGCCGCGATGCGCGCGGTGTGGCCCTCGTACGAGCGCCGGCTCTGCTTCGTGAGGTGCCACATCTCGTAATCGCACTGGTAGACGCGGTTCTCGCGGTTCATGGGGTGGCGGCCTTCCCAGCGCTGGGCCTGGCGGTCACGCTTGGCCTGGGCTCGGCCGAGGGCCTTTTCTGCGGACCGGCGGTCGGGGAAGGCGCGCTTGTCGGAGCACTCGCAGGCGTGGAAGTCGACGGTCTTCATGGGGGCTTCCTTGGGTCAGGGGCGGCGAGTGTCGATCACGCCGCGGTTCCGGGCCATCCGCATGTAGGTCTGGACGGTCTCCCGCTGTACGCCGAGGTAGGCGGCGAGGTGGCGGGCGGGGTTGATAACGCCCTCGGACTGGGCGGTCAGGTAGTGAGCAGCGAGGCGGGCGAGGAAGGCGTTGGCCACCGGGCCGCTACCTCGGAGAGCCAGCAGTTCCGCGATGTCGGACTCGGTGAGCTTGGGGGCGATGATCTCGGCCATGTCGGCCTCCGTTCTTGGTCACTTGCGGAACTTGTCGCACGGACAGGTGGGTATCTGGCAGGCCCCTCGGGCGGCGCTTGCGAGGGAGTGAGTGAAGGGGGAATGGCCGCACTCGGGGTGCAGGCACCAGCCCTTCCAGCCCTTCTTGCCGTCCACGTTGGCGAGCATGACGCCGGGCGCGTAGAGCTTTACGAGGCGGCCGGTGCCTCCGATCGCGAGCTTCTTCGCGAAGGACTCAGCCTCGGCCGTGTTGCCGAACGGCGCCCAGTTCAGACCCCGGCTCCCGTCCTTCCAGGTGTGAACGAGGGCCACCCACTCACGCATCTGGAGGATCTCCCCCATCTCCTTGAGCAGGGCCTTGGCCATCTGGTCGGCGCTCTCGAAAGTGGGGTCCTCCAAGAGCGCCTTGACCGCTTCAATCTCTTCCTTGCGCGGGGTGATTCGCATGGTCTCACCTTAACACGCTGGTCCCATGTTTACACGAGGAGCGGGGTGAGCTGCATAACGCGGTCGTGGAGCTGCTCGATCGTGCCGTCGTTGAGGATCACGTCGTCGAACAGGTACCCGGCGAGGGCGTTCTCGCTCACGTGACCCGCCTCGCGGATGCGCTCCTGCCCGGGGCGCTGGATCGCGACGACCAGACCGCCGTGCGACCGGATCGCGTCGGCCTCGTTGGGGAACCGCACGTCCGTGATGACGGTCGCGCCCCACAACTGGAAGTCGCGGAACAGCGCGTCGATCCACATGTCCTCACCGAGGACACCCCGGCCGCCCTCGGTACCAAGACGCTGGAAGTATCCACGGACCTCCGGGTACAGCTCCTTCGTGATCTCCCAGCCGTAGTTGTCGATCTCGTACCGCAGGCTGGTGATGCCGTCGCGGTACTCCTTCTCGACCATGATCGGGTCGAGCGCGTACAGCATGTCGCGAACCTTGTCGGCGAAGGCCCGGCGGGTCCAGCCCGCGTCGAGGAGGGCCTGAGCTGCGGTGTCCTTGCCCGAGCGCGCGGCGCCGGCAAGTCCGATCAGGGGGGCGTTCATGGCGCTGGTGTCCTTTCGATCAGGTCAACGTGGGTGAGGCAGATGCCGCCCGCGTAGCCATGGACGGAGACGACAGGCTCTCCGTGGCCGAGGGTCCACGCCGGGGTGCGGGTGGTGGTCTCCAGCCGCTCGAAGACGCTCGGGAAACCGTCCTCGGGCCGGGTCAGCGGGTAGGCGATGACCGGCGTCCCGACCGGATGCCGGGCGTTCCACTCGTCGGCGGTCATCGGACAGCGGGTTCGGCGAAGGCGGGGCGGGCCTCGCCCAAGGTCCACGTGGCGGTGGACCTACGCTCGGTCTCGGCGGCGGCCTCTTCGAGGGCCGTCTCGAAGGACCACTCCCCCGCCATCAGGGACTTGCGCATCTGAAGCTCAGCGTGTCGAGCCTGGAGCGCGCGAAGCTCGGTGTCGACCTTGCGGTACTCACGCTCGATCGCGTTCAGGCGGTCGCTCCGGCGGCTGCGGAGGAACAGGGCGGCCATGGCGTGCACGTTCTTCTGATCGCGCTTGTGCAGGTCGACAAGGGCCTGAACGATCTCGCGGGTCCGCGCGGTGGCACCCTCGGGCGCCGGGTAGTCGCCGATGCCGGTCTGAACGCGGCGGACGCTGAAGCGCCAGTCGGTCTGGCCGGGGCGAACGACGGCGTACTCCGCGAGGCGGGAGCCGCACACTTCGAGCGTCCCGGCCGCCCCGGCATGGTTCCAGGTGCTACGGCCGTAGGCGACCGTGAAGGCGGTGGGGAGGAACTCCCACGTGCGCTCGGACTCGGCGACGTAAGGCTCGTGGAACTCGGGGGCGATCTCGACGACGCCCTTCACGCGGGGGCCGGTCAGCTCGTAGGCAGTGATCCAGGGCTTCGGGACTTCCACGCGCTCGACCGTGACGGAGCCGAAGGACAGGGTAAGCGTGCTGGTCATGGTGGCTCTCTCGTGTGCTGAGGGGGTGTGCGGATGGGTCAGGCTGCGGTGCCGGCGGAGCGGCCCGCGTAAAAGCGGAGGGCCTCGCGGGCCTGGCTTCGGGCGTACGGCTTGCCGTAGAAGCCGAAGCAAGAGTCGACGTGCTCCCAGGTCTCCATGGACTCGTCGGGATCGTCGTCGCGGGTCCAGCCGACGCGCTCCTCGACCACGAAACCCCACACATCGCCCGTGGCCCACGCCTCGTACTCCTGCATCTCTGCCTCGACGTACCCCTCGGTGAGGAGGCCGCCGTCAATGGCTCGGGCCTCTTCGCCGGTCACGTACCAGAGGGAGCGCGGGCCTCTCTCTGGACTGGACTCCAGCACGATCCCGCCATGCATGGTCGAGACGTAGCGGGTGAAGGTGTCCACACCAGTCCAGCGGTTCCACTTCAGGCGCTCCCACGCTTCGACGAGCGGGCCGCCGTCCTTGTCGACGGGGTGGTATTGCCCGGCGTGGGTGTCGATCGTGATGACGTGGACGAGCGTCTCGTCGTCGTTGCGGGGGTTCTCGGGGTGGTCGTCGCGGACCATGCGGACGTGGAAGCGACCGTCGTCGGTGGTGGCGAGAACGTCGGCAGACATGTTGGTCTCCTTCGAGTGCGTCAGGCAGCGAGGTGGGCGGCGCGAGCGTCCAGATCCCAGGCGGGAAGGGCGAGGCCGAGTTCGACGTAGCGGGCGGCGCGCGCCTTGGCGTGGCTGGGCCCGGAGAACTTGCAGCCCTTGTGACGGCGGGGCGGCGCCGGGTTGGCTCCCTTGCGCTCCCGCATGTGGCTGTAGAAGACCTCGATGTCGACAGCGCACAACAGGCAGTGCAGGGCCCATCGGTGCTCACTGCCGGGGTAGCCCTCGTGGACCCCAGCGCACCGAGTACGCGTGCAGCCCTCGGGCTCGTCGACCGGCTCAGCGCGGGTGGTGTAGCCGAGTTCGAGCATGCGCAGCCAGGCGGCGGCGAGCGAATCGCGGTTGCGTTTGACGTCGGGCAGGAACGAGGACAGGAACGGGCCGGTAGTCATGTGGTCGCCCTTTCAAGGGAGTTGGGGAGTCACTTGCCGCGTGCGCGGTCGAGGGCCTCGTCGGCGTGCTTGGTCAGGATTCGGCGGGCGATCTCGTGCTGCCGGTACTCGCCCGCCATGCGGTCGAGCTTCTGGCCGTAGGCGCCGAGGTAGCCGAGGAAGGGGCCGAAGTCCAAGGTCACGGCGTGCTGCATGTCGGCCTCGATCTGCTCCTTCTCCTCGGTCAGCTCGATGTGGTCGCGCAGGTTCTTCATGGCGGAGTCCTTCGGGTCAGGCAGGTGGAAGGGGGAGGCCCGCGTCGAGGGCGTCACGGAGTTGCGAGGCGGCGTCGCGGAGGCTTCGGAGGGCGGCGCGGGCGCCGTACGTGCCGGGCTCCTCGGACAAGAAGTCGTCGAGGGCGGCCTCAATGTCTTCGAGGCTGGCGGCCGGGTCGGTGACCTTGCCGAGGGTGCCGGCGGAGTCGACGGCCCACGCCTCGGAGCCGTCGAGGCTCAGGCATCGGGGGTAGACCAGCGACTCGCAGTGGTCGCAGTGGAAGCCCTGGTCGGCGCGGGCCCGGAAGTGGCCGATCCCGCAGGCGGCACAGACGAGCTTGTGCATCGGAGTAGCCTTTCGAGGTGGTCCCCTCCCTCTCCCTGTGGGAGGGGACCGCTTGCGTCAGGACGTGGTCTTGTAGCCGTCGCGGCAGGTGACGTACGACGTGTCGCCGATCAGGGCCCAGCAGTCGGGGTGTCCGTCGATCTCGCCCCAGAGCACGCGGCCTTCGTCCTGCATTCGCTCGTCGAAGGTGGGGGCGGACGGGGCAGGCTGCGGCTCCTGGTGGACGCCCACGGAGTCGGCGAGGATCAGGAAGACGGCGGCGGCGAGTCCGGCGGCGATGGCGCGGGCGAGCTTCACTTGCCCTCCGCTTCCTTGAGCGTGGCAAGGATGTCGTCGCAGGCCGCGTACTCGCCGGGGCTGACGTAACGCCACTCCTCGTCGGGGAGCATCTCAACCGGCAGGGCGATGGCCAGGCTCTCGGCGGTCTCGGCGAGGTTGCAGAGCGTGTACCACTCCTGCGTGCCGGGGTCGTAGTCGTTGCGCCACGCGTCGACCTCTCGCGTGGTCTTGAGTACTGCGGCGACGAGCTGTTTGATCCTTTCGAACCCGATCGACTCGGCGTTCGTGATGGACGGCATCATGTCCGGCTCTTCCTGTGTTCGAAGGGGGCCGCCCTCCGCTCTCCCTGTGTGCAGAGGGCGGCCGGTGATGAGAGGTGGATCAGGCGCTGATGGCTCGACGTCCGCCGACTCGGGTCTGTCCGAGGTCAGCTCGGCGGCCCGCTGCCTTCCCGGCGGCGACGCCGGTCCCGGCCCGGCTGGTCTTGCGGTCGTTCGTCCGGGCGTTGGGGTACGCGGCGTCGAATTGCGCCAGGACCACGGCCTTGCGGTCGGCGACGACCAACTCAGCGGAGCGCCCCGAGGCGGCTGCCGGGGCTTCCTGCCGTGCGCGGGCCTCGATCTCCTGAAGCCGCTCATAGATGGTCACGACGAATCCCGCGATCCACGACTTCCGATAGGTGATCAGCTTCTCGCCGAAGGCGGGGCGGCCCTGACGCATGCCGTTGAACATCTGAAGGAGAAGCGAGGTGAACAGCAGCTCCACCCGGTCGAGGTCGGACTCGTAGCCGAAGAGGTGAACCTCGGTCCTCCCCCGGCTCTGATCCTTCGTGATGCCGTGGCAGTTCAGAGCGTCGGTGACGTAGCCGAGGAGGATTATGCGGTCATTGGCGTAGTTGCCCTCGACGACGATCACGCGGTCGCCGGGCTTGTCGTGGCGGGGGTCGGAGTCAGCGAGCATCGCTCTCTCGATCCCGTACTTCGCCATCAGTTCGGCCGCCTTCGCGAAGAACATCTGTGCCTCGTCAGGGGTGGCGGCTGGGTCTTCAGCCTTCGCCAGGAGTGCACGGATCTTCGCGAGCTTGTCGCTCTTTGGCTTCATGTTTACACCTTGGGTAGTGGGTACCGACGCGGGCTGGCATCGTCAGGGGGTAGGGACCACCTACCGCCGACCTCCCTTCGGAAGGTTTCGCCTTTGCATCCGGCGCTGTCAGGCGGAGATCAGGTCCCAGCCGTCGAGGATGTGGACGATGGCCAACTCGTCGATCCGGGCCTTCGCGGCAGACTCCCGCTCGGCGTAGGTCGGCAGGTCGAAGGTCGACACCACCTCGCCCATGGGCTCGGTCAGGTCGGGGCTGAAGAACCCGGCGACCACCACGTCACCGATGCGCAGGATGAGGGACAGGGCACCGCACTCGGGGGCGATGAAGGCGATCTTGTCGTCAGGCGTGAGCATCTGCGTTCGCTTTCTCGGAGGGTGGGCCTCCCCGCTCTCCCTGTGTGCAGGGAGGCCCGAAGAGCGGATGGTCAGGCGGCGGACTCGTACGGGGGCAGCTCGCCCACCTCGCGCAGTGCGTCGCGTACGGCGGTCAGCGCGGCCTTGACCTCGGCGAGGGCCTGGGCCCGAGCGGTGGCCAACTTGTACTGCCAGGACTGCACCCCGAAGACGGGGGTGTCGGTCGCGCCCTCGTACGTCTCCAGCCACTTCAGGACCGCCTTGGCGAGTGCTCGGTCCGTGGCCTCTCGGCGGATGACGGCCGCGAGAATCGCCTGCCAGTGGTGCTCGATCCAGAAGGCCGGGGTGGCGACTCGGTTGGAAAGGGCGGTGGCCACGTGCTTGACGAGCCCGGACTCGTCGTCGCGCTCGTTGGCGAAGGAGTGCAGTGCCTTCTCTCGGGCCTTACGGGCGGAGAGGCGCAGTTCCTCGCTGTCGGAGGTCAGGGCAAGAACAACAACCTCGCGGTGCTGGTCGACGATGCCGGCGGCAGACTCCACCGCGGATCGGACTACGCGCTTCATGGATTCCTCGCGTTCGAGGTAGATGTGCTGAACGCCGGATGGCTCATTCAGAGGGCAGGTCCCGCCTGCCGCTGACACCCCAAGTGGGGTGTTTCGCCTTTGCGTTGGGGGTGGGGAGGAGGTCAGGCCCGAGCAAGGTCCGAGTTGCCGGTGACCTCCTGCACGGAGATCCCGTGCTCGTGAATCACGCCGCAGTCGTCCTCGTCGCACTCGCACTCGTCGCGGAGCATCTGTGCGTGCATCTCGGCGCAGCCCTGGGCGTATTGCCAGGCCGACCACAGCGAGGTGAAGCGGGACTCCGCGTCGCGCTCGTACCCCTCGCGCTGCGTCACCAGGACTCGGCCGGTCGCCTGAGCCTCGACCTCCCACAGGCCCACCAAGTCGCCGTTCTCACGCCAGACCCGGACCTCGTGGTTCGGCTCGCACTCGCTCTCGAAGGTGCACCCGGAGCCGTCGCAGTACCCGGTGAAGCAGTGCCACGAGTTGGCCGGGTCGCAGTCTTCATTGCGGCAGGACTCGCACTCGTGGGCGTTCATGATGTGCATGCCGCAGCACTCGCAGTCGTGCGCGCCTCGGATGATCTCTTGCGACTCGTCTTCGAGCAGGTCCCAGCCCTCGGGGATGAACTCCCATACATCGGCGGGCTCGTCGTCGAGGTAGTGGTCGATGTACGTCGTCTCGCCTGCGGCGTCCTCAACGATCAGCATCAGGTACCAGCGGGCCTCGGAGGGGGCGACGATCGCAGACATGTGTCCTCGCATTCGAGAGAGGGGCCGCCCCTGCCCTCTCCCTGTGTGGGAAGGGGCGGCCAGGTACAATGTTTACATCAGGGCCTAGACGTCGACGGTCTCGGCGACCCTGACGTCCTCCCGCTCGGTGAGCTGGGCTTCCAGCTCCGCGATCCGATGACGAGCCTTGTCGTAGGCGTACGACACTTCATCCAGTCGGGTCCGCAGGTTGTACGCGATGGACAGCAGGTCGAACCGCTGCACATCTGGCTTTGCCAGGTTGACCGGCCGGACCACCTTCGGGGCCTCCATCGCCGCGATCGTTCCGGCGAGGATGAAGACGAGCCCCCCGCAGTAAGAGCACCGCTCGTTGGCGTCCCGCTCAGCGACGTTCCGCTCGTAGAAGCTGAAGTCCACACACTCGTAGCACCTGAAGTCGCCGTCCGACTTCTTGACTCCGACCGCCTTGCCGTACTGGCGATCAATGTCACTGAACACGTACTCGGTCATGTGACCCTATCTCTCGATCCGAGCTGGTCTCAAGTTTACACCAGCCGCTTTTTTTCGCCGCCCCGTTTCCGGTTCGGCTTGGTTCCAACTTTACCATGCCCACCGTTCGAGGTTTCGCGTTTGGCCTGGTCAGCGGTAGGCACTCCCATTGTCCTACCACCCGGACCGTTGGCCGATCGCGTCCCCTCCCGGACCGTGCGGCCCGTTCGGTGCGTGGCTACACCTTAACACGCTTTCCGATCCATCTCGCAACCCCCTTGCGTGAGCTGCGGTTTCTCGGTCCTGCGTGTCATTCCGCCCATCCCGTTGCCGGTCTGTTCGGTGCGATGTGGCTACACCTTAACACGCTCCCTGGGGTGTCCGTCCAATCCGGCCCGTACGCGCTGCCTGCCCGTTCCTCCGCGCGCATGCGTACGCGTGAGGCAGGCAGGCAGGCAGGCAGGCAGGCAGGCAGGCAGGCAGGCAGGCAGGCAGGCAGTGACCAACGTCCGCCATGCCTGGCCCGTCATGTCATGCCCCGCTATGTGCTCATGCGCTCTGATACACACGCCATCACCGCGTACAGCACACATGCCTGCATTCATCCGATTGGCCAGATCGATGCACGTGCGTGCGCTCTCGCCCTCCCTCACGCCGACCCGTACGGATGGGTGGGGGTATGACCCCGCCGGCGTTGAAAGAGGGGCCGCCAGGTCTTAGCAGCTCGGATTCCGCCACGGTTCCAAGGTCGACGAGGATCTTGGGCGACGGCGCCGACCAGCCGCATTCCCACAGGTGAGAGCCACCTCAGGCAGGCCGCTGCAGCCTTCAGGGCGTGCACGAGAATGGCCTTGGACCGGAGCCGCCATCCCCAATCAGCCGCAACTTGGCCGACGCCCAACTACTCTCCTCCGTGTGCCGATAGAAGCGTGCCTTCCGTGCAAGCGCCGGGAGGAAGAGTTCGTCCGTGTCTGTATCGCCAGGGCCCTCGGCGTCCCGGTCTGCGCCCACGACGACAACTCCGAAGATGGGATGTACGACCTGGAGATCCGTTACAACGATCGGCCAGTAGCCCCCGCCGAGGTGACGTCAGACGTGGATGAGAAGGCCGCCGCAACCCTGAACACGCTCTACAAGATGGACGAGAAGGGCGCCTGGGCTGCTCCGTCCTTGGAGCGGAACTGGTCGCTCCAGACCGTGATGGGCCTCAACCTCAAGAAGCTGAAGGCGCACGCGGAAAAGAGCCTGCGCGTGTTGGAACAGGCGGGCTTCACCCAGTTCGAAGCCCAAGTGCATCGCTGGCGAGCGGGTGACCAGGCGGTGAGCGACGCGGCCAACAAACTGGCCGACTGCGGTGTTGAGCGAGCGGTCTCATCGCCTGGTCGATCGGAGACAAGGATCGAAGTGCTCCCGGCCCTTGGCGGTGGCTCTTGGGACGGCTCGGCGGAGCTGGTCGTTGAGTGGATCAACGAGTTCGTGGCCTCCCCCCGATGCGCCGACAATCTCAAAAAGCTCACCGTTGCAGGTGCCACTGAAGGTCACCTCGCCGTCTATGCCCACATGACCCAAGTGTCATGGCCGGTGTGGCGGGCGCTGATCGATCACTACGGGACTCAAGTGGTTCCGACAACGCTCCCCGCACTCCCTACGCCGATCACTCACCTCTGGCTCTTCCCGTCACCAGGTGGAACTACCGGGCTCGCATACGATCCACTCCAGAGCTGGTACCGGTTCGAATCCGCTGAACCAAAAGGTGCGCCGCGCAGCTCCGCCGAGCCGCCTCGCTGAAGTACGTCTCACATCCTTCGCACAGACTTGCCGAAGCGCCGGCCTCTCGGGCGGCCTTGGCCGCGCCCTTACGTACGGCGTCTTCGTAAAGGGGCGGCCTACCGGCCGCCGCAGCCGCTTGCGGCCTTCGCTCTGTCCGCCCTCCGGGCGGCTCTGCTCTTCGCCGCCGTTTCTTCCGCCGTCGCCCTTCGGGCGCCGTCGAGTTGTGACTGATGTCACAGGCTTCCACCTTTCCGGATTCAAGATCAACTAGCGACTTCTAAGTGTAAGTACGTAAGTCGCAAGGCTCGCGAGGCTTGAGCCCCTGGCGGGGCTCGCCGGTATGAAGACGCCTTGCGTAAGTCGCGCGTTGGCGAATTGCAGGCTAGGGCCCGAAGGGGCCCACCTGAGAGAAGACGAAGTTCGTACGCAGTCTTTACGTACTTCGCGTGCGAGGGGGTCTCCTTGAAGATCCTCGAACTCTGCGCGGGGTACGGCGGCCTGGGAATGGCTGTTGCACCCCTGGTCGAAGGGCGCGTCGTCTACGTGGCGGAGAGTGCTCCAGGCCCAAGTGCTGTCCTCGCCGAGAGGTACCCGGATTCCCCCAACCTCGGAGACATCCGTGAAATCGACTGGGCCCAACTCGTCGGCCAGGTCGACGTGATCACCGCAGGTTTCCCCTGCCAAGACATTTCGATTGCGGGGAACCGGGTTGGCATACGAGGAACTCGCTCTGGAATTTGGACACATGTCCTTGACGCAGTTCGCGTCATTCGACCTCGAATCCTCTTCCTGGAAAACGTCTCGAATATCCGGACGCGCGGCCTCGAAGTCGTCCTCGGTGACTTGGCCGCGATCAGGTACCGCGCTCAGTGGGTCTGCATACGAGCTACCGCAGCTCAAGCCCCTCACCTCCGTGACCGGTGGTTCTGTATCGCGACCCCTGAAGACTCCGACCTCGAATCTGGGGTCTAACGGCGGTGCCCGGCCGCCTGCCGAACGCCGAGCTGGAGGTCACGGGCCGACCCTCGACGACGAGGCTTGCTACTCGCTGCCGTACTCGGAGGCGATCCTCGAAGGCCGCGAGCCTGAATCCGCGGTGCCCGGACCGCACTCACCAGGGCACTGGTGGGGCGAGTACCTCCCGGCTATCCGGCAGTGGGAGGACGTGACCGGACGCGCCGCCCCTCCGCCCACGGAGGCCGGACGTAAGGGCGGTCCGCGCGTGACCGCCGAGTGGGTCGAGTGGCTCATGGGCCTCCCCCTTGGTCACGTCACGGCCGTCCCCGGCCTCACGCGCGGACAGCAGCTCCAGATCCTCGGCAACGGCGTCGTGCCCCAGCAGGCCGCGCTCGCGTTCGCCGCGCTCCTCGACCTGGAGGTGTAATGCCGAACTGGTCCGGGTCGGACAGGCGCGAACGTCTGCCGGCGGACTGGCCGCGCATCCGCGTGCGCATCCTGCGCCGCGACGGCCACCGCTGCACTCACCGCGATCAGTACGGGGAGCGCTGCGAGGAGCTGGCCACGGACGTGGACCACCTCGTGCCTGGTGATGACCATCGAGAGACCAACCTTCGTGCACTCTGCGGGTTTCATCACCGGGCCAAGTCTTCGCGCGAGGGAGCCCTCGCTCTGGCCGCTCAGCGGCGACGCATCAACAACAGGTTCCGGCGGACGGAGGCTCACCCCGGCCTGATCGGTTAGGAGGTGAGCCCATGCCCGGCCCTGTACCGAACCGCGAGGCCGACCTCGCCCGCCCGCGTGAACGCAAGGGCAGCGATGTTCAGTCGGTGACGCGAGGCGTCGCCCGGCCCACGAAGATCCCGAACGGCGACCGGACCTGGCACCCGATCGCGAAGCGCCTGTGGGACTCCCTGAAGGAGTCTGGCCAGGCCGACTTCTACCAGGCCAGCGACTGGGCCTTGGCCTACTCGCTGTGCGAAGACCTGTCCTTCTACAAGAAGTCGGGGAAGCGGTCGGGACAGATGCTCCAGACCATCTACAGCGCCTTCGAGCGACTCCTCGTCGCCGAGGGGGATCGTCGCCGCGTGCGCATCGAGCTGCACGAGCCCGAGCCCGAGAAGCAGTCCGCGGCTGTGCTCGCCATCGCCGACTACAAGAAGGACTTGGGGCTCGCCGAGTCATGAGCCTCTATGGCTGGTCAGGAGCGACGCCCTCGCGTACGCCATGAAGGTTCCGGATCAGGCTCACTGTCCAACAGGCACCCGGCAGCGCGAATCCACGTCTCCCCTTGGCGCCCCGTGCACGTAAGTGTGAGAGACACGGTGATCGGTGTTGGCATGTTGTACTCCGCGTCGCACTCCACCAGGATCGGCGCGCCTGGGGAGGAGGGGCCCAGCTCCCGCCCGTCGAGGCCAGAGAGTTGATCATGGTCATCGGGATGAGAGACAACGATAGACCGCAGAGCCGGGCCTGCGGTCTGGCGCAGCGTCATCTTCGCGAAGCGCTGCTCGTCGTAGTAGATAGACCCAGGTTCCAGCTCAAATTCAGGGCCGTTGGCCTCATGCCGGTCAGCAGTTTCAGCCGCGAATTGATCCCTTGCGAGACGCAACTGCTCTTCGGCCGCCACGGTTTGCCGTTGGGCGTAAAGGGCGGACTCCTTAGCACTGCGGGCTTGGGACCACGAGAACACTCCAGCGAAAACGCTGACGGTCGTGGCCGATATCGCGATCCAGTCTGCGGCGTCCATCCTGCCCCCTCGTTGGCTTGCGGCGCCCACCGTACCCGGCGTTGTACAGCCAGCCGAATCGATCGTCTGCCCGCCGACGAGCGACCGTAGCGCAGCTCCTCAAGCCGCATTGGACGGCAAGGCGTAGTCCGGTCTGGCCTTGGGGGTGAGGACGTTCCTTCGTTGACCTCTGAAGAGATCGACAACCTCGAACCGAGCCTTCTCGGCCCCACCTGGGCGCGCGAGCCAGACGGCTCATGGAAGCTCCCCGAGCACACGCTCGGCTGGCAGATCGCCGGTTGGTGCGCCGAGTTCCTCAAAGCCGAGGATGGCGGCCCGTGGCGCTTCACGCGCGAGCAGCTCCGCTTCGTCCTGTGGTGGTACGCGGTCGACGAGAACGGCCGATTCGTCTACCGCAAGGGCGTGTTGCAGCGCCTCAAGGGCTGGGGGAAGGACCCACTCCTCGCGGTGATCTCACTCGTCGAGTTCGTCGGCCCCTCCCGCTTCTCCTACTGGGAGGACGGGCAGCCGGTCGGCGTCCCGCACCCGCAAGCCTGGGTGCAGATCGCGGCCGTCAGCCGCGACCAGACGCGCAACACGATGACGCTGATGCCGTCCCTGATGTCGGACAAGCTCATCGAGACGTACGGCATCAAGGCCGGGGCCGAGCTGATCCGTGCCAACGGGGGCCGGCAAAGGCTCGAAGCAGTCACCAGCTCCTTCCGCGCCCTTGAGGGCGGTCGCATCACGTTCACGGTACTCAACGAGACGCACCACTGGGTGACCGGCAACAACGGCGACCGCATGTACGAGACGATCGACGGCAACGCCACTAAGAAGGACAGCCGTTACCTCGCGATCACGAACGCCTACCTGCCCGGCGAAGACTCCGTGGCCGAGCGAATGCGCGAAGCCTTCGAGAAGATCCTCGAAGGTCGGGCGGCCGACATCGGCTTCATGTACGACAGCATCGAGGCGCATCCGGCAACGCCGTTGACGCCCGAGGCGATTCGTATCGTCCTGCCGAAGATCCGCGGTGACGCGGTTTGGCTGCGGGTCGAGACGATCCTTCAGTCGATCCTCGACACGACGATTGCGCCCAGCCGCTCGCGGCGTATGTGGCTGAACCAGATCGTTGCGTCCGAGGACGCCCTGTTCGGCCCGGCTCAGTGGGACGTACTTCGGGACGACGCGAAGACGCTCCAGCCCGGCGACGCGATCACGATCGGCTTCGACGGCGGCCTCCGCGACGACAGCACAGCCTTGGTCGCGCTCCGCGTCAGCGACACGGCCGCCTTCGTATTGGGTTTGTGGGAGAAGCCGGACGGCCCGGCCGGGAAGGACTGGGAGGTCCCCCGCGCTCAGGTCGACTCCGCCGTCCACGAAGCCTTCGCCGCTTTCGAGGTGCAGGGCATGTACGCCGACGTGGCTCTCTGGGAGAGCTACATCAGCGAGTGGTCCGAGGCGTACGGCGAGGGCCTGGCCGTGAAGGCGCCCGGCAAGGACGCGATCGGCTGGGACATGCGTACCAGCCTGAAGGCGTCGACCCTGGCGAACGAGCGTCTGATGCGCACGATCTTCGATCGCAAGCTCGCCCACGACGGCGACCTCAAGCTCCGCCGGCACGTGCTCAACGCACGGCGCCGGACGAACAACTACGGCGTCTCGTTCGGCAAGGAGAGCCGCGAGTCGCCGAAGAAGGTGGACGCCTACGCCGCGCTGATGCTCGCGCACGAGGCCCTCTTCGATCTTCGAGCCCGCGGCCGGAAGGTTCGCAAGCGGACTGGCCGGGGCTTCTTCCTGTAGCAGTGTAAACATGTAACCAAGGGCGGTGAACCATGGCCGAACCCACGCCTACCGCCCTGGCGGTGCAGCTCCTCGCCACCCTCGGCCGGGACAAGGACCGGCTCTCCCGGATCGACAACTATCTCCACGGCCGCCACGACGACCCGTACATGCCCGCGATGGCCGATGACGAGTACCGGCTCCTCGCGAAGCGGGCCGTCTCGAACTGGACGCCTCTCCTGGTCAACACCCCGGCGCAGGCCCTCTACGTGGACGGCTACCGGGCGGGCGACGACGACGGCCAGGGCTCGGCGACCAACCTGTCCTCCCCGCAGTGGGAGCACTGGCAACGTTCCCGCCTCGACGCCCGGCAGTCCGCCATCTACAAGGGCGCGCTGACGTACGGGCATTCGTTCACACTGACCGAGCGCGTGAAGGGCGTGGTCCTGACGAAGGGCCTGTCCGCGCTGCGTACGGCCGCGCTGTACGAGGACCCGGCAAACGACGACACCCCGTACGCCGCGCTGACGGTGACAGCCTGGCCCATGGCCGAGAAGCCCGGCACGGCCCGCATGTGGGACGGCCGCTTCGAGTACGCGGTCACGTTCAAGGCGTTGGACGACAGCGAGGGCGTCACGGTCGCCAAGGGCAAGCGCCACGGCGCGAGCGAGTGCCCCGTGACCCGCTTCGCGGCGTCTGTGGACCTCGAAGGCCGGACGGTCGGCGTGATCGAACCGATGATCCCGCTCCAGAACCGCATCAACCAGACGATCTTTGACCTGTTGATCGCGCAGACGTACGCCTCGGTGAAGGTGCGCACGGTGTCGGGCATGGCCCCGCCGGTTCAGCGCGACCCGGAGACGGGCGAGGTCGTCTACGACGAGCACGGCAACGCGATCCCCCTGCCGATCAACCACAACGCCAAGCGGTTCCTCTTCGCCGAGGACCCCGACGTTCGCTTTGGATCGCTCGACGAGACCCCGCTCGGCGGGTTCATCGACTCGATCGACATGAGCATCCGGCACCTCAGCGCCGTCGCGCAGGTGCCCCCTCACCATCTGTTGGGGCAGATCGCCAACCTCTCGGCGGAGGCTCTTCAGGCCGCCGAGACGGCGCTCAGCCGCAAGATTCAGGAGTTCCGGACGGTGTTCGGCGAAGCCTGGGAGAGAGTGTTCCGCTTGGCCGCCGAGCTGGAAGGCGGATCGGCGGACGACTTCAAGGGCGAGGTCATCTGGCGTGACATGGAACAGCGCTCGTTGGCACAGGCCGCTGACGCGCTGGGCAAGCTGCGCGAGCAGCTCGGTATCCCGGCGAAGGGTCTGTGGAAGCGCGTCCCGAACGTCACTCAGACCGAGTTGGACGAGTGGGACGACCTTGCCGACGAGGAAGACTCGGTGGGGCAGCTCGCTTCCGCGCTGAGCCGCGCAACGCCTGAGACGACCACCGCGGCTACAGTGCCGGCGGCTGCATGACGAAGCAGACGAGGCAGGCCGAGACCGACGAGGTCTCGGCCGCCTTCCATGTCGCGCTGTCGCAGCTCGGCGCGAAGACCACAGCCGAGGCGCTGGCCCTGTGGGCGGACGTTCCGGTCGACCAGCGCGCGGCTACGGCTGGCGGCTGGCTGCGTAAGGCGATCACGCTCGTCATGTCCCGTCGTCGCCAGTCTCGCGACTTGGCGCGGGCCTACTACCGCCTTGCCCGAGCGCTCCAGACCGGTACGACGGTGGCCGACCCGTACCATCCCGAGCCGCCGTACATCACCCTGGCCGACCTACGGCGCGAGTTCGCCGCCCTAGCGGGCACCCACAGCCCACCCTCAGAACCTGCGGGCGATGCCGCGACCGGCGAGTCCGGGGAAGCCTCGTCCGCGCAGGTAGTCGAGGACACCTCCGAGAGCGACGACTCGGGGCCCGTCACCGACGACGAGGACCAGGACGACGGCCAGGACGACGAGCCCGACTGGGAGCGCGTCCTTGTCGAGGAGTTGGAAGGGCTCCGCGAGGAAGAGGAACGGATCGAGCGCCAGGCCGAAGAGGAACTTCGGCTCGTGCTCGAAGCCCTCGGCCCGACCAACCTCGACCGGCGCTTGAGCGTCGAGGACTCCGACCCGGACGAGGCACACCGGCAGGCAGGCTCACAGCAGGCCGCAGCCGCTTCCCGCATCGCTATGAACGGCGCCCGGTCAACGAACTGGACGCACATGACCCGCGACCGGCGAGCCCTCGGGTACGTGCGCCTGTCGCGCACGGGCACCCCGTGCGGCTGGTGCGCGATGTTGATCAGTCGGGGCCCGGTCTACAAGAGCCGCGAGTCCGCCACGTTCAACGACGGCGACAAGTACCACGACAACTGCCACTGCTACGCGATGCCGGTCTGGAACCGGGATCAGTACCAGTCGAGCGAGCTGACCGCGCTGTCGCGGCAGTACGAGGCCCTGTGGCCGGAGGTCACGAAGGGCCACACCGGCAAAGACGCGGTGAGCGTCTGGCGCCGGTTCATCCGCAAGCAGCAGAGAGCCGCAGCCCTGGAGGCGCGGCAGTCCACGAGCACGGCCCCGGAGGCGTGAAGTGTCTGACGAGAAGCCCAACCAGGAGACCCCGAGCGAGGAGACCCCGCCCGGCCAGAAGCCGGATGAGGAGTCCGGTGCCGGCGGCCAGTCCACCAGCCCGGAAGACGAGCTGCCCGACTGGGCACGCAAGGAACTCGCGAAGGTCCGCAACGAGGCGGCCGGGTACCGCACACGACTGCGGGACGCCGAGACGAAGCTCTCCGATGCCAAGAGCCCGGAGGAGTTCGAGGCCGCCCTCGCCGAGGTGAAGACGAAGAACGCCGAGCTGGAACACTCCGTCCTGGTCACCACCGTGGCACGGAAGTTCGACCTGCCCGAGGAACTGGCGGGGCGCCTGCGCGGCGCTACCCCCGAGGAGCTGGAAGCCGACGCCAAGGCCCTTCAGGTGCTCCTCGCCCCTGCGGCTCCGCCTTCTCTGGGCGGCGGCCTCGACCCGTCCGACGAAGACGACGGAGACATGGACCCGCGCAAGCTCGCGCGGCGTACCAGGCGCTTCTAGCGCCTCCGATGACCCCCCTTACCCAACCCCCGTGCTGACCAGCCGGGGGATTTTTCATGCCCCGGAGGTAGCACCCCTTGCCCACTGCACAGCATCAGGTCGTCAAACCCCAGAAGCTCGTGAACACCGCTGTCGGGATGCTTGAGCAGGAACTCATCATTCCGAACCTGTTCCAGAAGCAGGGTGTCGACCAGTTCAAGGGTGCCGAGAACGACACCATCTCCATGAAGGTCGAAGGCATCCTGCCGTTCCACGACTACGCGTGGCGTAACGACCGCTCGAACCCGATCGTCTTCGACGAGTACAGCGAGCGGACCATCGCAGTCACCTTCGGCGGCAACGTCTACTCCGCGGTGAAGCTCACCGACGAGCAGAACGACTTCGACATCGACAACTGGTCCAAGCTCCTGCGCCCCCAGTCGAAGGCCATCGCGCGCGGTCTTCAGCGTCGGGCCGTCAACCTCCTGACCAGCCAGACGTACAACGCCACCATCGGCAACGCCGGTCAGAACCTCCGGGGCGCCCTGATCGAGGCCCGCCGGGTGCTGAACGCCTTCCATGCTCCGCGTGAGGGCCGGTACCTCCTGGTGGGTACCGAGTTCGAGTCGGCGCTCCTGGTCGACCCGACGCTGAACTTCGCGCAGAACGTCGGTGACTCCGAGGCCGAGACCGCTCTCCGCACCGCGAGCATCGGTGAGCGCTTCGGTTTCCGGATCGTGGTCGACCAGACCATCCCGGCCGATGCCGCGTACGCCTTCGCGCAGTCCGGCTTCATCTTCCTGTCCGGTGCCCCCTCGGTGCCGCAGTCGGTTCCGTACGGCGCGACCACGAGCTTCGAGAACATCGCGCTCCGCTGGGTCCGCGACTACGACCCGCTGTACATGCAGGACCGTTCCGTCGTGAACACCTACGCGGGCTTCCGCTCGGTGCCTGACGTGCTGGTCGGCTGGGACCAGGCGAACGAGAAGGAGATCGTCTCCACGCAGGAGCACTTCGTTCGCGGCATAAAGCTCACCCTCGACGGCAAGTCCGACTACCCGGCGGCCGGCAGCGAGCTGGCCACCATCACCGGCGTCTCCGACGCGAAGGTGTGGACCCCCACCGGCATGAAGGCCGAGACCGACCCGGCCAACGCCTGATCGTGAACGGCGGGCCGCGTGATCTGGGGTAGATCAGGCACGCGGCCTATCACGTCTCACAGAACCACGACGAGAACGGCTTCCTCACTGCCCCTTGTTCCCGAGTATGCGCCAGACTTCGCGCGCCGCAATGAGCGACTGGGCGGGGAGCGGAATGCCGTCCTGCCGTTGCCATGCACCCACGCACTCCAGGGCATTGTTGACAATCTCTCGCATTGAGTAGCGATTCATGAGCGCCGCCTTTTGTAGGTTCAGGGCAGGCCACTTTCCAAGCAGATCGAGGATTTCTAGCTCGCGAGCCCGAATTTCCTCATCCCGCAGGATGCGCGCGGCAACTTCGGCGGGAACGATGAGCTGTTCAAGAATCGCATGCCACTCGCTCTGAATAGCCTGCACGAGGACTTGAGTTGCGGCTTGCGGATCTTCTGATTGCCGACTAACCAAGGCGTCCGGCAATACGTTCACGTGTTGGCGAATCCGAATCAGCTCGGCAGCAAGGGTGGCTGCCGCCGAGTTCTCAGCAGCTCCCTTTTGCGCCTCCGTCATCTTGTGTTGCTGCCAAGCGGTCCCTGCAAAGGAAGCTCCGGCGCCAATAACTGTTCCACCCAACCCGAAAGCGGCGGCAATCCATTCGTTCATCTTGCCATTATTCACTCGGCAGGCGACCTGCAAACACCACTGAACGGATGTCGTTTCCTCCCCTCCGCCTAGCAACGAAAGGGGGTCGATAGCTTGTCGTACGCCACGCTCGAAGAGCTGAAGGGACGTCTCGACTGGGAGCTAGATGCGGACGAGGAACGCATTGCTTCGGGCGCACTGACCGACGCCTCGGACCTCGCAGCCACACACGGCCGCGAGTGGCCCGAGGCCACGGTCCCTCGCCTGGTGAAGACCCTCGTCCTGAAGGCAGCCGCACGGTACGTGCGCAACCCCAACGGCTACACCCAGAGCCGCGCAGGCGACGAGACGCTCGCCTGGTCGGACATCGGACGTGACGCCGGCACCGTGTACTTCACCCGCGAGGAGATCCGGCTCCTGGAGGAGCTTGCCGGCCGAAAGCGCGGCATCTCCAGCGTGGTCGTCTCCGCCTGGGGCACCAAGCGGCGCCCGCGCGATGTCGGCCACGTACCCGTCGACTACTCCCCGGCTTCGCCGTTCCCCCTGTTCGGGGATGAGGTGAGCCCCTGGTGAGCGTGCAGCGCAGGCGAGGCCAGCCCGCCCGCGTCTGGCGGACGAAGGAGGTCGTCGACAACCGGGGCAACACCGTCATCTCCGTGGACGAGGACAACCCGGTCGACGTCAGGGCCGCCTTCATCCCGCAGCGCAGCGGCAAGGCCGAGGTGCCCGGTCAGCAACAGATCAACGTCGTCCGCATGGTCGTTGACCCTCACGTCGAGGGCGTGACCCTGTGGTCGCGGGTCGAGTACCAGGGCCGCTTGTGGGACATCGTGACCCCTCCGGCCTACCACCACGGCGACCGCCGTACGCGGCACTGGTCGATCGACATTAGGGAGCGGCCCTGATGGCTATCGTCTACTCCCGGCTTCCCGGCGGCGGCAAGCTGGAGAAGTTCCTCGCGACCATGCCCGGCGTTCAGGCCGCCCTCGATGAGGCCCGCTTCGAAATCGCCGCGCGCGCCGAAGAGTTGCTCCTTCAGCATCGCCTCGAAGGCCATGCCCGCATCGACGTGGTGGACGGCGAGGTCGACAAGTACGTGGTCCTGGACGACGAGCGCGGCAAGGCCGCCGCTCTGTCGATCGAGTACGGCCGCGCCGCTTCGGTCGAGGTACGCACCCGCGAGGACGGCACGACCTACCTCGCCACGGTGGGCGCGATGGACGGCCTGTTCATCCTGGCCCGCGCCGCGAACCTGCCCAAGAAGCGGAAGGGGAAGGTGCACCTCGACTGATGGCAGGACTCCCCGACCACATCAAGGCCATGGCGGAGCTGTCCCCCGTCGAGGATCTCCTTCTCGCCGTGCTGCGCGAGGGCCTGCCGGGAATCCGGGTGAAGTCCCTCGTCGACCTGCACGAGAAGTTTCCCCTCGTCCTGGTCCGCCGCGATCCGACATGGGGTGAGTGGCAGGGCGACACCCGCTTCACGGACGCGGCCCGCATCGTGATCAACACCTTCGCGCCGGACCACAACGGGGACGAGGACGCGGCGATTCTCGGCGAGGCCGTCCGCGTCGTCATGCGTGACGCCTGGCTGAAGCAGAAGGTCTATCCGCGCCTCGGTCACATCATCCGCGTGGACCTGAACTCGGCGCCGAGACGCGCAACGGACTGGGCGACCGCTACGGGCCCGGTCCAGTACGCCGACCTCCCCACGGGGGTGTGGCGCTACGAGTCGATCTTCGACGTGCAGATCCGCAAGCCGCGGACTCGTCCCTTCACCCTCTGACAGTTCCATTCACGCAAGGCCCAGTCTCCCGCTCGCGGGGTGCCGGGCCTTTTGCGTGCGCGAGTAAGGATTCAGCCTCTTGGCGATCAACGATGACGCAACCCTTGTCGTCGGGTCCGGTAACTACCTGACCGCCCCGACCGGCACCGCGATGCCGGCGGATCTCCTGACGCCCACTTCCCCGTGGCAGAACGTCGGGCACACCAGCCTGGAAGACGTCTTCGGAATCACCTCCGAGGGCGGCGAGGCGACCACGATCGGCAGCCTTCAGAACAAGAGCCTGCGGACGAAGTACTCGGCCAGGACCGAGACCATGACGTTCACGCTCCAGCAGTTCGACACGGCGGCGCTGAAGCTCTACTTCGGCGCCAACGCTCCGATCCTGCCGGACGGTTCGGTCGGTGTCCCTACCGAGCCGGAGCCGACGCAGGCGGCCTTCATGGCGATCTTCATCGACGGGGACAATCACTTCGCCTTCTACGCCCCGCGCGCCGAGATCTACCGCGCGGACGACATGGCGATCTCGGACACCGAGTCCCTCGCCGGTCTGCCGCTCGGCGTGAAGCCCATGGCGTACGGCAACAACACCTGGACCTACGCCATCACGCCCCTGGGCGGCGTCATGGCGACCGGCGCGACCGCCGGTTCCCCGGGCTCCTTCACCCCCGAGGGCGCCACCGCCCCGACCACCCTCGCCGGTATGTCCAGCGTGATCGCCACCCCGACGACCGCGTGGACCACCGGTCAGCACGTGCTTCTGGGCGACTCCTCGAAGGCGTACTGGAACGGCACTGCCTGGGTGGCTGGCCAGGCGTGATGACTCCCGGCGCGGGCGCATTGCGGACCCGCCCGCGCCGGGCCTCCCTCTTCTCTCCTCGGTCCGCTTCCCCTGTCTGTCTTCTCTCTGGAGGTCCGCACCCCCTTGGCTTCTTACTCCCTCGACGACATCCGCGCCGCCGCTGAGCGCAAGTACGGCTCGACCGACATCGAGGTCGGCGGCGAGACCGTCCGACTCCTCAACCCGCTGCGCCTGCCGAAGACCCGGCGCGATGAACTGCTCGCCCTTCAGGAGCAGATGGGCAAGGAGGACAGCGATCAGGCGGAGCTTCTGTCCAAGGCGATCCGCACCGTCGCGCAGTCCGAGAAGGCGGCCGACAAGCTCCTCGACGAGGTGGACGGCGACCTGGCGATCCTCGCCGAGGTCTTCCGCCACTACGGCGAGAGCACTCAGGCGGGGGAAGCCTCGGCCTCGCAGGGCTGATCGACGACTACGGAGAGGGCCTGTACCCGGACCTACTGTTCCACTTCGGCGTTGATCTCGCCGAGGTGATAGCGGGCCGGGGGCCTTCTCCCGCTCTCGTCCTTCTGCTTGTGCAGAGGCTTCCCGACACCTCTCTTACGGTCGCTCTCGCGTCGGGCGGCCGTGCGCTATTCGGCTGGGGTCAGGACCGGCATCTGACCGCCGACCTATTCGACGCGATCAACCAGAACACTCGGGCGACCGGCCAGTGGGGCAAGAGCAAGGCCCCCAAGATTCCGCCCTTTCCGAGGCCAGAGCCGAAGAAGAAGGCCCCGGAGAAGCAGGCCAGGAAGCGGCGCTCTGTCGCGGAGATTTACAAGCAATTCCAGCGGAGGTGAGCCGGTGTCGGATGCGAATGTCGTCGGCCGCGTAGCGGTCAAGGTCATGCCGGATACCTCCGGGTTCAAGGATGACCTGAAGGAAAAGCTCAAGAAGATTGAGCACGACATCGCGGTCACCATCCGTACGAAGGCCGATCCGACCGGCGCTCGCAAGGATGTCCTCGAAGCGGTCCGGTCGATCAACAACGACAACAAGAAGACCGACACCCGCAAGATCCGCTTCTATACGAGGCTCGACCTCGCGGGGATGTCCGGCGAGGTCACCAAGGCCGTCCGCGAGTACCAGGCCCGCGCGAACCAGCACCGCATCACGTTCTCGGCGACCGGCCGCCAGGTCGTACAGGAAGCCCGCAGGACCCGCCGGCAGGCGGAGGCCGAGCTGTCGGACCTGCACCTCGGCGTGAACCTGGACAACCAGGGCTCCGTCATGGCGGCCATCGCCAAGGTGAAGGCCGCCCTCCTCGCGCTCGGCGAGACGGACATCGACGTCGACCTCAACGAGCCGAGCCTGAACGCCGCGATCAGCATGTTCGAGGATCGCCTCGACGAGATCGGGCACATCGACCTCCGGGTCGACAAGGAGAGCAAGGCTTCGGTTCAGGCCGCTATCTCAGAGATCGAGCGGGAGCTTCAGAAGCTCGCCGAGACCGACCTGAAGGTGAAGCTCGACCAGGCGTCCTTGGAAGAGGCGAAGCGGGATCTCCTCGCCGAATCCCGGGCCGCCTCGCAGCAGGCAGCTGACGAGATTCAGGCCCAGCTCGACGAGATAGCCATCCGGCCCGAACTCGACGCGCAGAAGGTCGCGCAGGCCCGCCGGCAACTCGAAGCGGCCTTCGAGCAGATGCGCAATCTGCGGGCCCAGATCACGCCCGAGCTGGACGCGCTCGCGAAGCGCAAGGTCGAGCGGGACATCGACGATCTGCAAGACAAGATCGACAAGCTGAAGTCGGAGATCGAGCCCGAGGTATCCCGTACGGGGATCGCGGCCGTCCTGGCGCACATGGCGATCCTGACCCGGAACCGGGTCGTCGACATCATCCCCAAGGTCAACGCGTCGGCTGCGGCCACGGCCGCCGCGATGCTCAAGGCCCTGTCCGGCGGACGCGTGATCGGCGACATGTTCGAGCGCCTGGGCAACATGATCAAGAATCTCGACCGGTCGGCGCCGATCATCGGCACCCTGGCGACCGCCATCGCAGGTCTGGGCGCATCGGGCATCGCGGCTACGAGTAACCTCGCCGCCCTCTCCTCGTCGCTCGCGTCGATCGCCCCAACAGCCCTGCTTCTGCCCGGACTTCTGGGCGGCATGGCCGTGGGCCTTGGCGTCTCGATCGCCGCATTCAAGGACTTCAACAAGATCGTCCCCGAGGTCAAGTCCGCTCTTCACGACCTTCAGGACACGATCAGCGAGAACTTCTGGGCGAAGGCCGCGGAGCCCATCCGGGCCGTGGTCGACGACCTGCTTCCGAAGTTCACGGCGGGCGTCTCCAAGACGGCGACCGAACTCGGCGGCTTCTTCGGGTCGTTCGCGACCAACCTCGGCACCTCCCTGTCCCCGGCCTTGGACCAGATGTTCAAGGACCTGTCGGACTCCATCGGCATCGCGACGCAGGGCACGGACACCTTCGCGTCGATCATCGCCACCCTCGGCAAGGTCGGCACCAGCTACCTCCCCTCCCTGGCCGACTGGTTCGTCCGGATCAGCGAGAACTTCGAAGCCTGGCTGAAGAAGAAGGGCGACAACGGCCTCAAGGACATGATCGACCAGGGCATCCAGGCCCTGAAGGATCTGGGGTCGATCCTCGCGGACACGGGCGGCATTCTCGCGGGCTTCTCCCGGGCGGCTACAGCTGCCGGCGGTTCGACGCTCGGCACTCTGGCCGACTCCCTCGACCGCATCCACAAGACGGTGGACAGCGAGGGCTTCCAGAAGGGCATGACGGACGTCTTCGCTGCCGCCCACGAGGCGATGCAGCGGATCGCCGACATGTCGGGCCCGGCGGTTGAGAACCTCTTCAAGACGCTCGGCTCGCTCCTGACCACGATCCTGCCGCAGGTCGGCTCGGTCATCGGTACGGCGCTCGGCGCCATCGCAGGCGCTCTCTCACAGCCCGCCATGGTCGCGGGCGTCGAGGCCCTGTTCGACGGCATCCAGGCCGCGGTGAATGCGCTCGCCCCCGCGATGGCCCCGGTCGGTCAGGCCCTCGGCGCACTCCTTTCGCTGGTCGGCTCCATGCTGACCAGCCTCGGCCCGCTGGTCGCGTCGATCCTGACGCCACTTGCAGAAACGTTCACTCAACTCGCCCCCGCGATCGAGCCCCTGGTCGGGCTCCTCGGCGAGGCCCTGGGCGGCGCCGTTGCCGCGCTTGCCCCGCTCCTGATGACCGTCGTCGAGGCGGTCACCCCGCTGATCGAGGCGCTCGTCGCCGGGCTCGCCCCGGTCATCCCCTTGATCACCGAGGCACTGTCGGTCATGTCGGCCGCGCTTCAGCCCGTGATCGAGATCCTGATGCAGATCCTCTCGGCCGCGATCCTGCCGCTGATCCCGGTGGTTCAGCAGCTCGCCGCCGAGTTCCTGCCTCAGATTTCCGAGGCGTTCGCCGCCGTCATGGAGGCGGTTCAGCCGCTCCTCGAAGCGCTCCTCGCTCTCGTGAACTTCCTGATGCCGATCCTGGCACCGGCAATTGAGTTCATTGCGGGGCTGTTCCTGGGCGCGCTGGTCGACGCCATCGAAGGCGTAGCGGACGTCTTCACCGGCCTGAAGGACATCTTCGTCGGTGTCTGGGACATCATCGTCGGCGTCTTCAAGACGGTCATCGGGTTCTTCAAGGGCACGCTTACCGGCGACTGGAGCACCTTCGGCAACGGCCTGAAGCAGATATGGAACGGCCTCTGGACGTTCCTTTCGGGCCTCTGGGACACGGTCGTTGGAGCCTTCAAGGTCTTCCTGGGCGTCGGAATCCTCGGTGCCGGCGGGAAGCTCCTCAAGGGCATCGGCGAGATGTTCAAGGCCGGATGGCAGGCCGTGAAGACGATCTGCCTGGAGCTGTGGGCATCGCTCACCTCGCGCTGGTCTACGTTCCTCGCCGACCTGCGGGCGGCGCCGGGCGCGGCACTGTCCGCGATCACGAAGTTCTTCAGCCAGACGTGGGCGGACATCCGGACTGCGGCCACCGTGGCGTGGGACGCAGTGGTGAACATCTTCAAGACGAAGGTGCAAGGCTGCGTCGACTTCGTGAAGGAGCTGCCGGGCAAGGTCACGGCCATCTTCAGCAGTGCGAAGAGCCTGCTCGTGGACGCCGGAAAGAAGATCATCACCGGCCTGATCGACGGCCTCAAGTCGATGTTCAGCTCGGTCAAGAGCACCCTCGGCGACCTGACGAGCAAGCTCACCGACTGGAAGGGCCCGGCCCCCAAGGACGCCAAGCTCCTCTACAACGCGGGTCAGCTCATCATCAAGGGCCTGATCAAGGGCCTTGAGTCGCAGTACGACAACGTCAAGACGTCGCTGAACGAGCTGACGGCGAAGATCCCAAAGAACGCCTCGAAGGGCCTGAAGGAGCGGATCGCCAAGGACCGGGCCGCGCTCCTGAAGCTGGCCGCCCAGTGGGAGTCGGTCGGCAAGAAGCTGGAAGCCGCGCGGGACAACCTCGACAAGATCCGCGAGGAAGCCGCCAACTACGCGCAGCAGATCGCGGACACGGTCATCAGCACGGGCGACGTCACGAAGATCGAGGACACCTCGTTCACCGGGATCTCGTCGGGGCTGAAGAACGCGGTCGAGCAGGCGAAGAAGTTCGCGGCGGTCCTGAAGAAGCTCAAGACCCTTGGTCTGAACAGCACGACGTTCGACCAGATCGCGTCGGCCGGGCCCGAGGCCGGTCTCGCTGCGGCCGAGGCCATCGCCAATGCGGGCCTGAGCGGTGTCAGCGAAATCAACGACCTGCAAGCCGAGTTGGAGAAGTACGCCAACAAGGCCGGGTCCACCGCGTCGAGCTACATGTACGACGCCGGTATCCAGGCGGCCGAAGGGCTGGTTCGCGGTCTCGAAGCCCAACAGGACGCGATCGAGAAGCAGATGCTCAAGATCGCTGACGCGATGGTCGCGGCGATCAAGAAGTCGCTGGATATCCACAGCCCTTCGCGCCTGTTCCGCAAGCTCGGCTCGTTCGTCGGCAAGGGCTTCGGCCTCGGCGTCGAGGACCAGCAAGCGCAGGTGGAGAGCGCGACGAACGCCCTTGCTGCAAGCGCCGTTTCGGGCGCCTCGGGCCAAGTGACGGCCGCCGTCTCTGGCGGCCTGTCGGCGGCTGGCTCCAGCCAGTCCGTGACGAAGGTTCTCAACTACTACGCGGGCTCCAACAGCTCCCTCTCGTCCGAGGAGGAGCTGTTCTCGGCTGCCTCGCGGGCAAGGATGGCCGGTTGGTAAAGCTCGAACTGAGTTCCGCGTCGGACAGGTTGAGCCTGTCCGGGTTCGAGACGGATGGGGTGGGGTTCCAGGCTCTCGCCGGCATAACCGGTCTGGGCCTGCCCCAGCTCTCCGTGCAGTGGCTCGAAGGTGCAGGGGACGGCGCCGCCTACCGTGGGCGACGCGTCCTCCCTCGCGACATCGACATCCCCCTCGACATCGTGGGCCGGGACAGGGCTCACCTCTCCGCGCTGGTGACTCGCCTCGCCCGGGTCCTGGCCGACGAGTGCACCCTGACGTACATCGACGAACCGGGGGTCCGCTGGTCGACGGCGGTCCGCTGGACCGGCGGAGGCAGTATCGACCCCGGCGCGGGCGGCCGGGACATTCAGACCGTCATCACACTGCGGGCCCCGAGTCCGTACTTCCTGTCGGAGTCACCGCAGACGGTCGCGATCGGCGGCACCGTAGCGGCCTCGTTCCTGTCCTCGATGTCGGCGATGCCGCTCTCCTCGTCGCAGGCGATCGGCACCGTGGAACTGTCCAACGACGGCGATGTTCCGGCCTACCCCGTATGGGAGGTGACCGGGCCCGGCGACAACTTCAAGGCGGTCAGCCCGACCGGCGAGGTACTGCACTGGACAGGCACGCTCGCGGCCGGGGAGAAGCTCGTCGTCGACATGGGCGCGGGCACGGTCAAGGACAGCACCGGAGCCAACCGGTACACCGCACTGAACACGGCTCCCCGCTTCTGGTCCGTCGCGCCGGGCGCCTCGACGGCGACGGCATCTCTCCTCAACATCACGACCGCCTCCAAGGTCGTGTGCTCGTGGCGTCCTCGTAAGTGGGTGGTGATTTAGTGCGGCAAGAGGATCTTCTCGTCGAGGTCCGGGACAAGACCCTGACGCGCGTGGGAGCCATCCCCGCGGATCTCCTCACCATGGAAGCGACGGACGTACACAACAACGTCGGCTCCTGGAAGCTCTCGCTGAACGCGGAGCATCCGCTCGCCGCCGTCCTGTCGACCCCGGGCGCCGGCATCCTCGTCACCGGCCCTTCGGACGTTCTGTTCTCCGGGCCGGTGACGAAGACCGAGAACGCGGTCACCGCGACTGACCCCCTGGGCACGCTGACCGTCGAGGGTGTCGACGACACGATCATCCTGTCCGACATGCTCGCCTGGCCCGACCCCGCCAACGGGGACGCGGCCACGCAGAACTTCGCCTACGACGACCGGACCGACACGGCCGAGTCGCTCATGCACTACTACGTCAACGCGAACTGCGGGCCTGGCGCCCCGGCCAACCGGCGCCGGGCCGGACTCATCATGGGCACGAACGGCGCGCGGGGCTCGATCATCAGCAAGTCCGCGCGCTTCGAGACCCTCGGCGAACTGTGCGCGGCACTCGCCGAGCCGAACAACCTGGGCTTCCGGATCGTGCAGCGCGGTACGAACCTCGTCTTCGAGACGTACGCGGTGCAGGACCGTACGAAGGAAGCCCGGCTCGGCGTCGTGAACAACACGCTCGCCGGTCAGCGTGTGTCGGTGTCGACTCCGCAGAAGACGCGGGTCATTGTCGGCGGCGACGGGGACGGCTCCAACCGGCTGTTCGTCGGTGTCGACAGCGTGGACTCGATCGCGGCCGAGACGGACTGGGGACGCCGGATCGAGTCGTTCATCGACGAGCGGTCCTCGACGGACACAACCGAGCTGACGCAGAAGGGCACGGAGGCTCTCGCCGATGGCGGCGCCACGGTCAAGGCGGCTCAGGCCGTGCCCATGGAAGACTCCGCGCTCGACTTCGGGCGTGACTGGTTCCTGGGCGACAAGGTGTCCGTCATCGTCGGCGGCTCGGAGATGGCGGCCGTCGTCACGGGCATGGTCCTGAAGGTCGACTCGGACGGGTACCGGCTCGGCGCCACCCTGGGCGACCCGACCCCGCTCTCCGCCGAGGCCGCTGCCACATCCGCGCAGAAGGACTTGGAGTCGCGGGTCTCCTCACTGGAGCGCACAGCGGAGGCCACCCCTCCCGGCGCCCGGGTCATCACTCCGACCGGCATCACGCAGGCGACCCCGCCCATCAACTACCCGCAGGGCGAGTACACCGAGTTCTACCTGAGCGCGTCGGCTGCGACTGCGGGCGGCTGGGACTTCGGCGGCAAGTGGGGAATCGTCACCACCCGCGCCTGGTCCGGCGGAGATGCGTTCCAGACATGGCGCCGGGTTCACGCGAACACCACCCCACACGAGATGTGGGTACGCGGCGGGAATGCAAGCGGCTGGTCCCCCTGGCGGCAGGTCGCGTTCAACAGTCAGCTCACCGCGGCGAACTACACGCAAGCCTCGCTTCCGACCACCTACCCGAACGGTGACTCGTGGTTGGTGCTGGACACCACGCAGGCGAGCGTGGGCGGCTGGTCGTTCGCCTCTGCCGGGTATGGCACGCTGCGCACCTTCCGCAACCCCGCCGGAACCTTCGCCCATCAGAAGTGGAGCCGGTTGAGCGTCGCCGATGGCACCCAGGAGTGGGAGCGCAGCGGAAGCGACTCGGACGGCTGGGGCCCGTGGCGGCAGGTCGGTTTCGACAGCCAACTCGTAGCGGCGAGCTACACCCAAAGCTCCCTGCCCAGCGCATACCCACAGGGCCTGTCGACGCTGACGATGACCGACACGCAGGCAACTGCCGGCGGATGGGACTTCGGCAGCGGTGGCAGGTACGGGGTCCTCCGGACAGTCCGCCCCTCCGGCACCACATACGCACACCAGGCGTGGCTACGACTGAGCCCGACCGTCACCGAGGAGTGGACGCGCTCGGGCAACGACGTGGCGGGCTGGACCGCTTGGCGATCCTCGGCGCACGTGGAGAAGACCCCGCGCGGCGTGATCGCCGTGCAGGCCCTCGCCAGTACGGCGTACGTCGGCGACACGGAGACGATCGTCTACACCCAGACGTTCGCGGCCGAGGCGAACCGGTGCTACCGGATCAACCTGCGGGTGGCCGCCGTCGACACCGACGCGACGGGCGACAACGCGAGCGCCACCATCCGGTACGCGAAGCAGTCGGGTTACACGGCCTGCCGGTGGGGGGCCGGAACAACCGTAAGCAACACGAGCCCGCTCCTCGGAACCTTCTACAGCACGCTGTTCGACGACGACTCGTTCACCGCGAGCGGGATCAACGCGAACTGGTACCTCAACAACCCCGCCGCAGGCACGGTCACCATCGGTATCGGCCTGAAGGTGAACCGGGCTGCCGCCACGTACGGGCAGGTCCGATATCTCGTCTCGGGCGGCTCGCACCTCGCGATCGAGGACGCCGGGTCAGCCATTTAAGGAGTCTCTTCTTGGCAATCACTTCGTACCCGTTCGACGCCCAGGCCGTCACCGAGACCCAGTTCAGCCAGATGTTCCGGGAGTTCCAGGAGTCAGGCGTCGTGGCCTCGTTCGGCGGGTCCGGGTTCAACGTCACGGCCAACACCGGCATGACACTCAACGTCTCCTCCGGCCTGGCGTTCCTCCGTGGCTTCATGGTGCAGTCGACCGCGACCGAGGTCGTCACCATCCCGGCCGCCGGCACATCGGTCCGCGTCGACCGGGTAATTCTGCGACTGGACCCGTCGCTGAACAGCATCGTCCTCGCTGTGAAGCAGGGCACCGCGGGCTCGACGACTCCTCCAGCGCTGACGCAGACGGACACCGCCGTCTACGAACTGCCCCTGGCCCAGGTCACGGTGAACGCGAGTGTCACCTCGATCACGTTGGCGGACATATCGAGAACGCGCCCCTTCGTGGGGACGCGAATCCTGGCGTGGAACACGCTGACTCGTCCCACGTCCGCGCGCTTGGGACAGATCGGCTACAACGCCGACACGAGCGCATTCGAGTTCTGGAACGACACGGCCTGGACCGCGCTCATCTCCAACGTGAGCTGGTCGACCCTGACCGGCAAGCCCACGACGTTCGCGCCGTCCGCGCACACGCACCTGTGGGCCGATATCACCGACCGCCCTTCGACTCTGCCCCCGTCCGCGCACACGCACGACTGGACGCAGGTCACGGGCAAGCCGACGAGTTATGTCCCGAGCGCTCACGGCCACGCCTGGACGGAACTGACCGGCGTCCCCAGCACGTTCGCCCCGTCGTCCCACACGCACGCGTGGTCGAGCATCACCTCGAAGCCGAGCACCTTCACCCCCGCGTCCCACACGCACTCGTCCTACCTGGAGTCAGGGGACACGATCTCGTGGGCCAACGGCACGAAGCGTGTGCACAACGACTCAGTGTCCGGGTCCGGGACGTATTACGCGGTGTGGGTGCAGGGGGACGGAACCTTCGCCCGGAACACCTCGTCGCGCCGCTTCAAGCAGAACATCCGGGACATCGATATCGACCCCGAGGCAGTTCTGTCCCTGCGTCCCCGCGTCTACGACCGGCGCCCGAAGGAAGAGGGCTCGGACGACTACCTGCGGGACGAGTTCGGCCTGATTGCCGAAGAGGTCGCGGAGACACTTCCCGAGGTCGTCACGTACGACGACGAGGGACGTATTGACGCCCTGCGGTACGACCTTCTCGGGGTCGCGCTTCTGTCCGTCGTGCAGGACCAGGCCGATCGAATCGAGCGTCTGGAGGACAAGCTCCGGGAGTTGTCCCGTTGAGCATGACCCCGGACGTTCAGGTCGCGGTGGTCTCCGCCGGCGGAATGGTCACCGCGGCTCTCGTCGGCGTCCTCGTCGAGTTGGTCCGGCGCCAGGGGACAGCCATCGCCGAGGTGCGCGAGCACGCGCAGGAAGCCCGCGATCAGGTGTCCAACACGCACAGCACGAACCTGCGAGACGACCTGGACCGAGTGATCGCGGGACTTGACCGCGTCCTCGAAGGCCAGGCCGAGCACAGCCGGGACATCCGCGAACTGCGCGCCGAACTGTCCCACGAGCGCATCGAGCGCCTAGCCGTGTCGGAACGTCTCGACACGCACATCTCGACGACCACCCCCACCCCCTAAGACCCCCCTCATTCCCCGAGGCCCTGTCCCCACGGACGGGGCCTTTCGCATGTCCCGAAGGAGAACGACCCCTTGACCACCCAGGCTCAGAAGATCCTCGGCATCGCCCGCGCCGAGAAGGGCTACCACGAGGGCCGGAAGTCCGGTCACTGGAACAACGACCAGAAGTACAGCGACCAGACGCCCGGCCTGGAGTGGAGCGACTTCCAGGCGTGGTGCGCGACGTTCGTGTCCTGGAGCGCGATGAAGGCCGGGCTCGCCGCCCTGTACCCGCGTACCGCGTCGTGCGAGACCGGCGTCGCCTGGTTCAAGCAGCGCAAGCAGTTCAGCACGTATCCGGCCGTGGGCGCGCAGGTGTTCTTCGGTGCCGGCGGCGGGACTCACACCGGCCTGGTCTACGACTACGACGCCGAGTTCATCTACACGATCGAGGGCAACACCAACGACGACGGCGGCGCCGAGGGCGACGGCGTGTACGAGAAGAAGCGGCGCCGCAAGGACTCGTACGTCTACGGCTACGGGTACCCGGCTTTCGCCGAGGGCATCAAGTCGGCCGACCCGGCCTGGAAGGACAAGGCACCCAAGGCCGAGGCGACCACGCCGAAGCCCACTGCGGTGAAGACCTCGATCGTCGCCCTCAACTCGGCCGTGAAGCCGGGCGTGCACCACAAGCAGGTGCCCGAGCTTCAGCAGCTCCTCATCAAGGCGGGGTACGGGCCGATCAAGGGCTCGGTGACGAACCTCTACGGTCCGGAGACCCAGCGTGCTGTGGCCCGCTTCCACGACCGGAACCCGAAGTACCGCAGCGGCCTGCACGACCCGAAGATCGGGCCGCAGGGCTTCATAGCTCTCCAGAAGCAGGCGGGCCGCCGATGAGCAAGCATCGCCGCCCCGCATCCGTTCTCGTGTCCGTCCTGCCCGTCCGCTACCGCTCGCGCGTCGGGGCCGTCATCTCGGCCCTGGGCGTGATCGTGAGCGTCGCCGCCATCGTCTACGCCGACCGGCCCGAGGTCGCCCTGATCGTCCAGGTAGCGACCGCGCTCGGCCTGGTCGAGGGCTCGGGCTCCGACGAGACTGAGTAACACAGCGCCCCTCTGTTGGCCCTCGCGGGTCGGCAGGGGGGCGCCTTCTGTCGTCTCAGGACTGCTCGGCGGCCTTCGCCTTCTTCTCCGCCGCGATCTCCTCCATCGTCCTGACGGGGGTACGCCGGGGTCGACGGGTGGCCGTCTTCGCTGGGGCCTTCTTCGCGGGCGTCTTCTTGGCAGCGGCCTTCTTCGCCGCAGGCTCGCGCGGTGCAGGCGCGTCCGTGGAGTCGCCTTCGCTCACCTCTTCAACGTCTTCGACGAAGATCGCGAGCACGGCCGCCGCGTCCTCGTCACAAAGGTCCCGCTGACGGGACTCTCCTTCATCGGGTGTGAGGGTGTAGCGAGTTGCGTTCCTGTCCTGTCGCTTACAGATGTCGCATACGCGCACTGTGATCGTTACGTCCATTCCTCCGCTGTCTCCTCGCCCGTGGGGACTCTCGCTGTAAAGATTGTCCCTCACGGACGCGGTGCGGGTCGCAGTTGTCAGGCGGTCTTGGCGTTGAGCTTCTTCAGGTAGCGGCTGCCGGTCCGACGATCCCGGCCCATGACCTTCGCCAGGGCGGGCCCCGTCACCTCCTCACCCTTGGCGGCCAGGGTCTCGGCGGCCTGGCGGATCTCCTCAAGGCTGGGAGCGGGGCGACCGGGGCGGCGCCTTGCGCGACGCTTGGCCACCTCATCGACCGGCGGCTCGGTGCCGTCGAGGGTCGGCTGAACCGGCACGGCAGCCTCACCCTGGTCCTGGTCCTCGACGGCCTGCTGTGCCTCGGCCTCCACGGGGCGCGTAGAGCGGATGACCATGTGCGCGACGTGACCGGCGACGATGGCCGGGACGGCGGAGACGGCGGCGACCAGCTCCTTCGAGGAGGTCATGTATCCGGCCGCTATCCAGTGGGCGACCACCTGACCGGTCAGGGTCATCCCGAGGGCGCCGATGGCTCCCGCCACGGCCGAGCCCCGACCCTTCTCGCCCTTCGCGCGGTTCTCGGTGAACCACACGGCGACGACGGCGTACACGCTCATACAGATCGGCATGCCGGCGGCGACGAACTCGCCCCATCCGGCAGCGCGGGCGAGCTGGTACTCGCCGGGGGCGGACATTGCGAGGGCGACGGCCAGGACGAGGGCGCCGACGATGTAGGCGTACCAGGGCAGGCGGGCAGACGTAGACATGGGTGTGCCTTTCAAGGGCAGTGCAGGGGTGAAGTCGAGGGCAGGCGTCAGGCCCGCAGGGCGGCGCGAAGCTCGGCAGCGCGGGCGGCCACGTCGGGCATGACGGGAAGCGGCGCGTGGTCAGTGATTTCGCCCGTGGTGCAGTCGATCTCGAAGACGGTGGTGCCGAGGGCGCAGTCGCCGCAAATACCCGTGTCCTGGCCAGCGGGCAGCAGCCCGCCACAGCCGCCGGAGCACTCGGCGTAGCTCTTCCACTGCCGCTTGCGATCGGGCCGCTTACGGTCGAGGCGGTCAGCGATCAGCTTCGAGGCCGAGTAGACCTTCGAGGGAAGGCCCTGCGTCACGGCGTCAGTGATCTCGGCAATGGTGGCGCCACGGTCGAGCCAGTCGGCGACCTGCGGAACGATCTTGTTTACCTGCCGGTCGGACAGCCTCAAGCGGGTGTCGATCGCGGCGAAGCGGCGCAGGATGCGGGCAGCCTCGGCAGCTTGCTTGTCGTTCTGGTCCTGCTTCTCGCTGGAGCCCTCCCTCTCCTGAGCCCCGAACGGCGCGGCCTCGTCCTGGACGGGCTCAGCCGGAGGGAAGGGAGGGTTCTTGTCCCCGTCCTTTGAAGGACCCTTTTCCCCGTAAGGGGACGTTCCCGCCTTACGAGTGGCCGGACGGCCGGTGACCGGGCGGGTGGGAACCGGGACAGAGGCCAGATGCGGCAGCTCGTACACGTCCACGGTCGAGACGATCTGAGCCGTCTCCTCGTCGCGGGCGGTCTTGGTCACCCAGTACCCGAACTCGCGCAGCTCCTTGACGGCCTTGGCCACCGCAGATCGGCCCTGCGGGTAGTTGTCGGAGAGGGTGCGAACGTTCTCCTTGACCCCGCTGGGCAGGGACAGGACAAGGGCGAGGATGCCGCGCGCCGTGTGGGAGATGCGCGGGTCCTGGATCGCCTTATTGGCGATGATCACGAAGTCCCGCTCATGCGTCGGGATACGATGGATCTGCATTGGGAGTGCTAGCTCCTGGTGCCGGACCCCGGGGTGTTGACGCACCGCCGGGGTCACCTATTTACATAGCTAAGTGACAGCTCCTGTCGGGTCTCAGCTTGACATGACCAGCATCCGAAGGTCAACCTTTACTCCGACAACCAAAGCTCCGGGCTCATCCCCGAGGATGAGACCACCCGGGGATGGGGCCAATACGCCACCGAAGGGGGACACATGGCGCAGTCGAAGATCGTTGACGAATCGGAAGTCATCCGCTGGTTCGAGGAAGACCGCACGTACCCGTGGATGCAGGAGCAGTACCGCGAGAAGTACGGCATCGAAACGACCATCCCCATGTGGTCAGCCTTCCGGCGCCGCAGGGGCCTTGACCGGCGGAATCTCCGGGCCGATGACCTGATTCCCTGGAAGGTCAAGGACGAGCACCGACATCTGTACCCGGCACTCATGCTGCGCGCTGAAGGGCGCCGCCGGGCTCAGGAACAGGCGGAGGCCGAGGGCAAGAAGCCCCGGGCCACGATCTCGGACCGCGACGCGAAGCGCCTTGCGTCCTGGAAGCGCATGCTCGAAGACGACAGCCTCGTTGTGCACTACGACCCGGACACCGAGGACGGCTTCTTCTACGTGCCCCGCGAGGACGGCGACGCCGAGTTCATCCGGAAGCCCGCGAGCAAGACCGGCAACAAGGCCCGCGATTGATGCGACCCCAAACGCTCGAACGACTGTTCGCATGAGTCCCCTGTCTGATCTAGGCGGGGGCTTTCTCATTCTCAGGTCGCATAGGCCCCTGACCTGGGGTTGCGTAGGGTTTACCTAAGCGTGAGGGGCGTGCGTAAGCACCGCGCCCCGGATCGCCAACTTGCGCACCGGACGCAGATTGACACTCTGCGTGCACACCACATAGAACAGTGGTCGTAAGTTCCATGTTTACACCAGGGGGGCCAGGCTATGTCGCTTACCACGCGCAACGCAGGCGTGGAGCCAGGGAAGTACCGCGACGACACGGGCCCGTTTCTGCGAGACGGGGAAGACGTTCCGCCCGAGGTGACCCTGCCGGATCTCTACTCGCCGGGCGAGCCGCTGCACAGTATTAAGTTGAACCTACTGCCCGGTCTGTCAGTTGTCGGCAACCCCGCCGACTGGGACTGCGCCCTGATCATCGCCCCGAACACCCCGGCCGCTCCCGTACGGGAGGCCCTGTACGAGCTGAGCCTCGCGGGCCTGGAGCCGCTGACCGACGAAGAGCACGAACCGGAGCTTCTCGACGACGGCTCGGTCCGCATGTGGCTGGTGCCGACCGACCCCGAGGACCCGTTCGAAGACACTCCCACCACCGCCGAAGAGATGGAGATCGCCGCTTGAGAATCGTCGACCTGACACCGACGCCGACCGTCCCCCGTGACGGCTGGGACCGGCCGCTCGTCATACCGAAGCAGGGCGGCAAGCCGGTGCCACTGACCCGCACGACGACGTTCATCGACTGCATCGAAGACAAGACTGCCCTGTCCGACTGGCACAAGCGCATGACCCTGCTAGGGGCGGCGAAGCGTCCGTCCATGCTGGACGTGGTGAGGCAGCTCGACCCCGAGGAGCCGGACGACAAGCGCAGGCTGAACGCGCTGACCGAGCAGGCGATCGACATCGCCGGAGCCAACACGAAGCGCGAGAAGGGCACCCACCTTCACGTGCTGTCGGAGCACGTAGACCGCGGTGACCCTCTGCCCGCCGGCACCTCCGTACGCGACCAGCTCGACATGGCCGCCTACCTAGGCGCGACGGTCGAGTTCGACGTGAAGGCCGTTGAGCGGTTCATCGTGGTCCCCGAGCTGGGCACGGGCGGAACCTTCGACAGGCTCCTTGAATACGCCGGTCCTGGCCCAGAGGGCGAGCACGTCGAGGGCAACTTCATCGGTGACCTGAAGACGGGCAGCGTCCAGTACGGCGCCCTGAAGATGGCTTCTCAGCTCGCGGTCTACAGCCGGGGCGAGTTGTACGACTACAGCCGCTTCCCCGTGGACCCGGCGGACAAGAAGGCGTTCGCAGCCTGGAAGAAGCGGCAGGTGCCGGCGGACGAAGCGGCCCAGGCATACACGCCCCTGCCCGAGGTGTCCCAGAAGTGGGGGATCATCATCAACCTGCCTGCGGGCTCCGCCGACTGCACCCTGTACTGGGTCGACCTTGAGATCGGTTGGGCTGCCGCCAAGCTCGCCCGCGACATCCGCGCCATGCGCAGCACGAAGGGCGCGATGCTTCCGTGGGTGACCGGCCCCACAAACCCGAAGGCCGCTTAACTGTCGGCCGTATGTTAAGTTTGAACCCAGAGAGTGAGGGAGTGAAGTGAAGGCAGATCAGGCCGAACTCGTGACGTCCTACCCGGACGGCTCGATCGGGATCACCATCAAGTACGGCAAGAGCTACGAGGACACCTGGGCGGTGTTCCGTGGCTCTGTGAGGCAGGTCCGCGAACTGGTCTGCGACTACTTCGGGTTCGAGCGTAAAGATGTAACCATTCTCTCCCTGAGTGATCTCGTCGTCAACGCGACGAACCTCGCTCATGGGAAGGGGAACATCGCTTCGATCCTCGACGCCCGGATCATCCCGGACGAGGCTCCCGTGCAGACCCCGGCGAACGACCCCTGGGCAACGGCTTCGGCAGCGCAGCCCGAGCCTGCGAGCGACAACGCCTCCGCCTGGATTCTCGGCGAGATCGAGAAGCAGACGACCATCGACGATCTCAAGAAGCTGTGGGCGGCGAACCAGTCGATGTTCGCCGACCCCACCGTGATGGCCGCCTACAAGGTCCGCGGCCGGGCCGTGAAGGGCGGCTGAGCGGATGCCGGTCGTCGTCCTCGTCCTGGTCCTGGCCGTCTCCGCGCTGGGCTCAGTGATCACACCACGGCTCTCCGAGCCGACCCCCTATTACCGAACTGAAGGAGAAACCGAGTGCCCCTGAACTTCGTTGAGATCCCGACCGCTGGCGGCGGCTGGTTCAAGCCCGCAGAGGTCAAGGACGCCATCGCGTTCCTCATCGAGGTCAACTCGTACGAGCACCAGCGCCCCACCCCGAACGGTCCGAAGGACTCGGCCCTCTGTGACGTGACCGTGTTCAAGGACCGCGAGAGCCTCGACAAGCTCTCCCCCGAGGTCAACAAGGGAACGCGGATCGAGCAGACGCTTCTCGCCCGGGACCTGGAGAAGGTCGTCGGCGGAGCCACCATCGTCACCCTGGCGCAGGTACCGCCGAAGCGGCCGGGCGCACACCCCGCATGGGTCTGGCGCCCCTGCAACGAAGCCGGAGTCCGGCAGCGGGTCATCGAGTACGCGGAGGCCCGAGAGGCGGCCGTGAGTGCGGCCGTAGCCGAGGCCCCCGACTTCGACTGATCCCACGCGAAGAGGTGGGGGCCGGTCAAAGAGCTGGCCCCCGCCCTCGCTGGTCCGGAGGACCCGTGAACTCGCACAACCCTGATCCGCGCTGCGGGAATCCGCCGCTTCTTCATCTACAGAGAGGAGCCCATACGTGCTGACTCCCGCTAGGTCCCTCGCGCTTCACGCCGAGTCCGGCAAGGAGCTGCCGAGGATCGAAGCGTTCGACGCTCTGTACGGCATGGGGTGCCGACCGCGTCACGGCGAGGTCATCATGATCGCGGGCAGGAGCGGGACACAGAAGTCGGGCTTCGCTCTGTTCTGGGTGGCGTCCATGAACCTGCCGACCCTGTATTTCTCGGCGGACATGTCGGCCTTCACCGCGTCGTCCCGGCTCGCGTCCATGCAGACAGGCGACACGACCGAGATGGTCGAGGCCGGTATGGGTGCCGGCGGACGGCACCGCGAGGAGTACCTCGCCGCCCTGACCCCTCTGAACGTCACCTTCTCCTTCGGTTCGCCGATCAACTGGAAGACCGTGGACGAGGAGTTGGAGGCGTACATCGAACTGTGGGACGCCTATCCGGCCGTGATGGTGTTCGACAACCTCATGGACTTCGACGGCGCCGAGTCCGACTACACCGAGCAGATGTCCGTGATGAGCGGCCTGACCGAGCTTGCCCGCGCGACCGGCGCGACCGTGATCGTTCTTCACCACGCGAGCGACAAGAGCTGGGAGGCGAAGTCCGACCCGTGGGCGCCGCCGTCCCGCGATCAGGTGAAGGGCGGCCTGTCGGAGAAGCCGGAGCTGTCTCTCTCCGTGGCGCTCGACCCCACCTCGCACGAGTACCGGGTCGCGGTGATCAAACAGCGGATGGGCCCCTGCGACCCCACGGCCAAGCGGTACGCGTCGATGCGCTGCCACCCCGAAGTGACTCGCTTCTCGAAGTTGGAGCGGGTCGTACCGATCGCTTCTCCCTCGAAGCCCTGGTCGCCGACCAGCGTCCTTAACCAGAAAGTGGTGTAAAGTTTGGACCGGATTACCGAGCGGAACCGCGCCAACAAGCGCAAGGGCGCCGCCTGGGAGACCGAACTCCTCGCGGGCCTGCGGTCCACAGGCGAGGACACCGAGCGCCTGCGGCTGACCGGCGCAGAGGACGAGGGCGATCTCGTCATCCGCGAGCCCGACGGCGCGTATCTCGTCATTGAGGCGAAGAACGCCAAGTTCGAGCCCGGCCCGTTCCTCGACGAGGCCGAGCGCGAGCGCCTCAACTTCGCCCGGCACCGCGACCTCGACCCGTTCGACGTGGACTCGATCGTCGTCGTGAAGCGCCGGGGCAAGGGATGGCGGAAGGCGTTCGTCCTGACCACGGTCGAGACGTACTTCGGGCTGGACGACGCGTGAACGCGATCACGTTCGAGGAGGCCGCCGAGTACGAGCGCCTCGTCACGGAGCTGGGCCGGTTCGACCTGGATACGGCTGCCGGCGCAGGACTCGAATCCCTCGGCTACGACGACAACAAGGGGTGGTTCGTCGGGAGCCGGGTGCGGTGAGGTTCAGCCGGATCGACAACGACCACCAGGACCAGGAGCACGAGAAGCCCGCGCTCGAAGCGGTCCTCGAACACTTCGGCGTCGACTTCAACTCGCAGCGGGCGAGCGGCATGGCGCACTGCCCGCTACACGAGGACGACAACCCGTCCTTCTCCTGGAACACCGACCGCCAGGTGTGGAAGTGCCACTCGTGCGGCGAGGGCGGGGATTCCTACACGCTGATCATGAAGAAGGAGAAGACCGATTTCGTCGGAGCAAAGCGTCTTGCAGCCTCTGTCGCCTTCGCAACGCGAAATGCTGGAGGAGGCGACCGCGGCCTATCAGGCAGCTCTTACGCCGGGCGTCGCAAGGTATCTGCTCGATCGGGGGATCGGGCGAGACGAGGCAACTACGTACCGGCTTGGCGTCGTCGGTGACCACCCCTTCCCCGGTCACGAGAAGTACCGGGGCATGCTCGCCATCCCGTACCTCGACCGCCACGGCAGCCCGCTGACCGTCCGCTTCCGCTGCCTGGCTGAAGACCACGACCACCGGGCCTTCGGGCACGGCAAGTACAACACCATCAAGGACGACCCGCCCCGCATGTACGGGGTCGACTCGGTTCACCAGGCCGGGGACACGATCGACGTGGCCGAGGGCGAACTCGACCGGATCATCCTGCGGAAGATCGGCCTTCACGCCGTAGCCATTCCGGGCGCCTCGATCTGGCAGGGCCGACACAGGCGGATGCTCGCGGGCTTCAACCGCGTCCGCGTCTGGGGCGATCCGGACGACGCAGGCGCCGAGTTCACGGCCCGGATCTGCCGGGCCCTGCGGTCCGCCAAGGGCGTACGGCTGCGGGACGGCGATGTGACGGACACCTACAAGCAGGGGGGCGCTCAGGCCCTCCTTTCCCTGATCAAGGAGGACGACCAGTGACCGAGGCGACCGCCAAGAAGGCCGCCCCACGCAAGGCGCCGGCACGGAAGGCTGATGCCTTCGCGGCCGTTCTCTCCGAGGTGAGCGCGGCGGCCCGCAAGGTCGGCGATCTCCCCTCCGCCCTGGTCGGCGGCGACCTCCCCTCTCGCGGGGCGGAGTCCTACCGCAGGCGGGCCGAGGACTGGGACTCGATCAACGAGGCCCGCCAGGATGCCGGGACATTCGGCGTTGACGGCCTGGCCGTGCAGGTCGCCTTCTCTGCCTTCGGCGGGCGCACGGTCGAGGACATCCGCGAGGGCCTCGTCCGCCTGGCGTCGCTCGCGCTGGCGGCCGTCGAGCAGATCGACAGGGGGGTGAAGTGAGCGAGCCCTTGCCGGGCAGCCCCGGCCCCACGCTCAAGCGCCTGTACGAGGAGCTGGAGCCCGACGTTCGCGAGACCGTCCTCGTCCGGCTCCTCGACGGCTCCTCGGCCGAGCGCCTAGCCCTGGTCCTGCGCAGGCACGGGCACACCGTATCGGCGTCCACCATCCGCACGTACCGCCGTTCCCTTCGCGATGGAGTGTAAAGTTTGAACCAGTCTGAACTGTTGAACGACCTGCTCGCGACCCCGACCGCACCGGCCCTCGCAGGCCGCCAGGCCGACCCCGACAAGGACTTCACCCGCCAGATCGAGGTCACCGGCGACGCGGCCGAGGTGACCGTTCGCGGCCCCGAGGGGATCGACCCCGAGTCCACTGCCGCCGACGTGCTCCGCGCGCACCAGCTCGACCCCGCCGAGTGGGAGGTCACCGGTTTCCGGTCGAGCGAGTGGACCATGGCGAACGGTGAGCCGGGGGTCTCAGCCCGCTTCTCCTTCGGCCGCCGCAAGGGCGGCGCCGTCACCGAGCGGCCGAACGTTGACGAGTTGCTTCGCGTCTTCGAGGACTACGCCCCCAGCACCGTGCCGGACGGCCAGGACGGCGACTTCACGCTCATCATCGCCCTGGGCGACATGCAGTTCGGCAAGCTGGACGGCGACGGCCCGGAGGGCACCCTCGTACGGGCCATGCAGTGCATCGACCGAGCGGTGGACCTGCTTGTCGAGTACCGGCAGCGCTTCGACATCGAACACGTTCACCTCGCCTGGCTCGGCGATCACGTCGAAGGCTTCGTCTCGCAGGGCGGCGCGAACACCTGGCGCACACAGCTCACCCTCACCGAGCAGATCCGCCTTACCCGCCGGCTGATGGCGCACGCAATCGTCAGGATCGCCCCGCTGGTCGCGCGCCTGACGGTCGTCGCCGTCCCAGGCAACCACGGTGAGGCGGTCCGGCCGGGCGGCAAGGGCGTGACCCGCTACGACGACAGCCACGACACCGACGCCCTGATCTCGGTCAGTGAGGCCCTGTCCCTGGCGGGGGAGGAGTACGCGCACGTCGAGGTGTACGTCCCCGACACGGACGAACTGACGGTCGTCGTCGAGTGCTCGGGAACGGTCGTCGCCCACGCCCACGGTCATCAGTGGAAGGCGGGCAAGCACTTCGAATGGTGGCGCGGCCAAGCCTTCGACAAGACCTCGGCGATGCACACCGCGGATCTGCTTCTCGCCGGTCACCTGCACCACGAGTTCGTGGACACGGACGGTCCGCGCACCTTCGTACAGGTGCCGGCGATGGAGTCCGAGTCGACCTGGTGGCGGCACAGGAGGGGCACGCGGGGCGCCCCCGGCCTGATGGCCATGGTCACGAAGGACGGCGCAGTGCCGGTGAAGGAGGTCGTCAGGTGACCAACTCCCCAGCAGCCGACTGGCAGTTCCTCGACCTGCCCGAAGTGGTGAGCCTCACCGGCCGGGCCGCCCGCCGGATCGCCGACGGCTACGAGGACACCCTGACGATGGAGTACGACGACGCCCGCCAGGAAGCACTTCTGATCCTGGCGACCAAGCCCGCCATGGTCAGCGAATGCCTGTCCGACCCGAACCTCGGGCTCGGCGTCCTCTATCACCGCCTCGTCCTGGACCTGATCGACCGAGTCAAGACCGAGGCCAGACGCCGCATCCGGCATACCTCGTACGAGGCGGCGTGCAACGCGGCCGAGCAAGGGCGTGTGTGAGCGGGTACGAGCGGCGCCTCGTCGAGCATCTCCTCCCGGCCGTGTGGGACACCGAGGCCGCGTACGGCATCCGCAACCCGCAGGCCCCGGACGCCGACATGCCGAAAGGCACCGTCGACAAGAAAGCCGCGGGCACGCTGTTCGCCCACCTCGCCGACATCCGGCGGGGCTGGGCGACGGCCCCGCTCTCCCTCGTCGAGAAGCGAGCGCTGTTCATGCGCTTCGCCCTCGACTGGGACGACCGCCGGATAGCGGCCCGCGAGGCGGTCACCGACCGCGCCGTCCGCTACCGGCTCGAACGAGGCGTCGGCAAACTCGCCGCCCACCTCAACGGCACTGACTACGTGGACAGTTACGACGACTTGGAGAGCGCAGCGTGAGCGAACCCCTACCGGAGGCGCCCGTCGCCGTCGAGCCCCCGCCGGGCATGGGCCCGAACGATTACGAGTATTGGGACGTCGAGGCCCGCACCTACTACGAGCGCCAGGACGACGGCACAGTCATCACCCGCCCCTACAACGAGGCGGAGAACCAGCAGGCCGACGCCGCCGCGAACCGGGCCGTCCTCGTCGACCGCATCAAGGGCATGACCGTACTCTTGTCCGGCGACATCGCTTCGAACAACACGTTCGCCACCCTGCCCGACCTCACAGACGAAGGGGAGCGAGCACAGGTCGACGCGCTCACAGCACAGTCGAACCGCCAGGCCGAGATGCTCGCGGCCATCGCCCGCCTCAGCCTGGGTCGCTTCGAAAGCGTCGGGGTCGAGATCCAGTGACGTTTGTAGGGTCGAGATCAGGATGCGGGACCTGACCGGGCATTGGGTCCAACTGCGTGGACTGGGGAAGAGCCCTCACTGTCCGCCCTGGGGCGGGAGCAATGGCAGGAGCGCTCGAAGTGCCCAAACGGCGAGGGATCACCACCCGATTGTCGCCGAAGTACTTCCGGATGGAATCCTGGCGCGTGGTACGCAGCCACAGCGGCGCCCCGATGATGATGCGGCGAACGCCGGTCATCTCCGGCTCTCCGTCGAAGTTCCAGCGGCCCGATGTGAGCGTCACGTCCTTGTAGGCCAAGACGACATACTCGCTGGCATCGAAGCCGATCAGTGTGTACGCGCGAGTCTCGGGCCGTCCCGCGTGGTCGGCCTCGTTGGTGTAGATGCCCTGTGACACTGCGACCTTGAGCGTCTCCACGGCGAGCGCCTCGTCATCCAGCGGTACCCCGCCGCCCCTCCTGGCGCTCACTTCCATGCCACGCCGGGCGATGAAATCCTCGATCTCCGGGGCGTTGGACGACGTCCATCCGCCGACTCCATCGTCTTCCGGGATGTTGTAGCCCCTCAGGTTCTTCAGGCTCCCGAATAGGCAAAGATCGACGCGGCCCTGCTGAGTGACGGACTGGGTGTGGATGACGGCGGTCCGCCCCGGAAGCGGGTGCTGCGGCCACCCCCACCTCTGGAACTCCGACACTTCGACTTGGCCTGCCCCCTGGACAAGGTGTCCGGCGACCGGAGCCTCAAGGTCCGTGACGATGGAACCGCGCAGCCGCTTCTTCAGCTTTTCGGCGATGTCGAACGTGGTGTTCTCCCGGTCCCGGCCGGTCAGGTTGACGCCGTTACCCGCCAGACCGAGGGTAAGGGCGGGTTTGACGCGAGAGTCCAGCCGAATCCCGTTGTCGTCGATCACCTCGCCGACGAGCCTCTCGGACCAGTAGACGTACTTGCCTACGGGCTTGGGCAACGCTGACCTCCGCGGGGAATCAGGCCCAGCTACAGAAGCGAGGCCGCTTGTACGGGAAGACGATCAGCAACCGGCATCCGGTTCCAGCCGTCACCCAACCGGGCGACTCCCGTACCACAATGTAAAGTTGGACCCTCCGAAATGGAGGGTCCAACTTGCGTGCCCGGCGTTAAGCTGTAGCCATGTTCAAGATGACGTGGGCGCTGGCCGCCGAGCATGTAGACGAATGGACCGGCGACGACTTCAGTCAGGCGGCTGCCGTCCTGGACGAGAAGGTTGGCGCGGCCGTCTCCGCGAGCCCCATGGATCAAGACGCTCAGATGCACTGGCGCGCTACGTTCCTCGCCCCCGTCCGCGACTCCATCGCTTCCGCCGGCAGGGACGCCGTGGAGGCCGGACGGGGCTGGACGGGGGCTAAGGGTCCGCTCCTCGTGGCCCTTAATCCGGCAGCCTGACCTCCGCTGCGAACTCCACGAACGGCATCCACGACGACAGCGGGAAGGCCAGGGTTCCGCCGTCGCGGTCCTTCGTGTCCCGGACCATGACCGCCCTCGGGTCACTGTCGGCTACTTCGATGCAGTTCTCGGTGCCCGTGTAAGAGCTGGTGCGCCAGTTGGGTGCCGCAGGCTTCATGCTGTTCTCCTAGTCGCTCGGTAGCTGGTCGAAGTGGTGAATCGCCTCGAAGATGAGGTCGCGCACTGCGGTGCCGTGAACCGCGGACTGCCGCAAGAGGGCGAACGCCTTGGCGTACAGCTCGATCTCGCGCGGCTGCGTGACCGAGAACTCCGCAGAGTAGGTCTCGACGAGGACGAGCTTGTCGTCGAACATCGAGAACGAATTGCCGGGCCAAATCGCGATGTTGGCGGATCTGGGGACTATGCCCAGCACCAGCCGGGGGTTCCGCATCACCGCCAACAGGCGGTCAAGTTGCCCCCTCATCACCTCCGGGCCGCCGAAATTGGTGTAAAGCGCCTGCTCGCCAAGCACTACGTCAAAGAGCCGGTCGCCTTGGTATAGGTACTGCTGGCGCTCCAGCCGCTTAGCTGTGGCCGCCTCGGCATCGTCAGGGATCTCGTAGTAGTCAACAACCTGTCTGAAGGTCTCCGCCGCGTACGCCGCCGTCTGGAGCGTTCCCCACACCAGCGTCGGGTGCCAGATCCGGAAGACCTTGGTCTTCTCGTAGACCGGCAGGGCCTTGCGCTGCCGTTGTTCCGCCCCGTCCTTGAACTGCCGGCGCCACTCAAGCCACAGCTCGTCGATGTGGCGCACTGTCGCGATCAAGTCCGGTAGCTGACTCAGCTTGTCGGTCTTCCGGCACCAGACGCGAATGTCGTCTTCGCTGGGGTTCTGCTTGCCGTTCTCGATCCGGGAGACCTTGGACTCCTGCCACCCGGTGACGCGCGCGAATGCCCGACCGCTCGCGAATCCCGCGTCCTTGCGGAATCCACGGAGCCGGGCACCCAGCGCCTCTCGTGCCTCTTGTGCTTGGCTGCTCACTGTTGGGTCAGGGCTTGTACTCGGCGTGTGGGATGGCGACGGACCAGAGGAAGTCGCGCAGGCGGATGCACTCGGCCACCACATCAGGGGCCTCGACGATCTCGGACCCAAGCACCCTGCCGTCAGGGTCGAAGTGGCCTACGGCGAGGAGTCGATTGTCGTACAGCCACCAGTCATTCCCCTGCAAGGGGAAGGTGATGTCGTCGGGCAACAGGTGACGCGGCAGCCAGCGGATGTCCTCGCCGATCTCGATGTTGAGATGTGTGAGCGAGTGCTCCCAAGTGACGTACTCGCTGTGCGGCTCGGTGACGACACGAACGCGACGTACGGTCTTGCCTTCGCCCGTGACCTGCTTGATCAACGTCTTCCAGTCGTCGAGCCAGGCGTAGTCGTCAGGCTCGCCCCGCTTCCAGCGGACATACGGAGTGTCTTCGATGGGCGACCCGTAGTCGTCCCTCAACTCCAGGTGGAAGGCGTCCCGTTCGAACTCATTGAACAGCTCGTCACGTTGAGCGGGGGTGATCAGGTCCAC